AATCGAATCCTTGGCCGACCTCAGGGCTTCCGGGGGAATTGGCACGGGCACCGTGATGAGAACACCCTTGGCTCCGATCTTGTCGGTTGACCCACGCGGAGGCAGATCAATGGGCGGCACGATATATGGATGGTCGGATTCCACCCACCGATGTCCCTTTCCTGGACAGACCCGGTCACGGTCCCCCTTCCACGTGATGATCGCCGTGTAGGGCTCCACCTCATCCCACCGGTCGAACCGGGCACTGAGATTGCCGAGCGGGTACTGCTGGTCAAAATACCAGTATCCGAGCACAAAGACCGGCACGAGCGCGGCAATGGACAACACGGAAAGGAAGAATGCGAATAGGGTGGTGAGATAAGGTCGGACTATTTGCATGTCGGCCTCCCCATCACCACGGGGGACTATTGAAACTGGACCCGGCGGCCGAATCGACAGGTAGTTCGAACGGGACGGGCGGAGGTTCCACAACAATCGGGTACAGGTATTCCTGGAGCGGATTGCAGGCGTAGAAGATCCGAATCCGGTAGGCACCCTTGATGTGTCCGGTGCGGGCAAAATAGGCTGGGATGTGGAGCGGAACCTCCCACTCGTAGGGGCCTATCGGCTTGGTCTCGTGGTCGGGCGGATAGGGGATGTCCTCCAGCGGCAACAGGGCGCTGCCGGTCAACCAACGCTTGGACGTGCCCCAGCACAGCCGTTTGCGCTCGCCAAACCACTTGACGAAGACGACCCAGGAACCGTCCGGCATTTGCTCGTATCTCGCAACCTCGCCATGGTCAACGACGACGGGCTTCGACCGGTCGATAACGAGCCAGTAGAAGATGAGAGCGAAGACCAGGACGAGGATGAATGAAACAATCCTCATCCCCCATACGATGAAGGTGTCTCGGTGCATCCAAAGCATATTCATGGCGTGCCTCCGGGCAACGTTCCGTTCGTGATGGCGAACAAAGCGCCGATGAACAGGGTGGCGACCAAACAGAGACCTCCGAGCAGGAAAGATTCGATGCGGGCGATGCGCTTGTCAAAGGATGCTTCGACCTCCTTGACCCGCTTCTCCGCATCGTCTGCGACCTCCTTGATCCTCTTCTGGTAGTCCTCGATGATTTCCTTGAAGCGTCTCTGCGTCTCGTCGCTGAGTTCGCGGAACCGCTTCTGGATCTCGTCGCCGATTTCCTTGAACCGACGCTCCTGCTGCTGACGAAGGCTTCTCAGGTCACGTTCCAGGTTTTCCATCCGGTACTGGAGCAGGGAAATGGACGATGCGTTCGCCTTGATTCGCGACGGCGGGTCTTCGTCCTCTTGGTAATTGTCACCCATTGGCAGGTCTCCAGTACCGGAGGAGTTGTGTGACTCGACCGGGTGTTGTGCTGATCGATATCTCTTGAAAGCGACAGCGGAAGGTCAGTCGTTACTGACTAGGCTTGTGAGAACGTTGAGCCACTTCTGGACGGATGCCGTATCAGCCGGGTTTGGGACCGGGACCGGGGTCCCATCCGGCATACGAACGTCTTCCAACTTGCGGGTCGCACCCTTGTAGTTGGAGAACCCACCGACTTGTGACTCGTGATCCACCCAACCGCCTTTCTTGGTCCTGAGTTTGTTGATGACCCGAACGACGGTCGGATTGCGGGCGGTGGATTTCGGGAAGGGGCCGCAGTTGGCCAGCAGCCGGTCGTAGATTTGCTGTGCCGTCAGCGGCTTCACTGTGGTTCCGGGCGGCTGGATCGGCGGAGTCGAAGCCAGAACCTTGGTGTTGTTCGCACCTTGGGTTGGCTCGATGCCTGAGTACGTGACGGATGTCCCCGGCGTGACGGTCGAGTTCTCGCCCTTCCAACCGTACAGGTTGCTGACGTAGACGGCGGAACCGCTCGGCCACTTCGCCGGGTAGCGATGAAACCGGAAGCCGGTGTGCTCGCCGCTCTGCGGACCGCTGATGCAGAGAATGCCTTGGGCGTTGACGAGGCATGGCTTGGACGGCGGCGGCGCAACCCCGAAGTGGATGCAGGCTCCCATCCGGACATTGAGCAGGGCGATGTTGGCGATGACCGTGCTCGTGCCGTGGTCGATGAACGGGGTGCGGAAATACATGTCGCTGAACAGGCAGTGCTGGATATCGACCTTCTGGGTGTTGTAGCCGATCAGCAAGCCATAATTGTGCTCACCCTGAGCGCCGCTGGCCACCTTCTCGTGAGCCTTGTACCCCAACTTCTGTGGACGCCAGAGTGGTTCCGAGAACAGGCAGTCGGTAAAACTGACATTGCTCAACGAGCCTCCTGATGGCCAGATTTCCACCGTCTCATCGGTGCCCCACAGGAAAGCACAGTGATCGAAATGAATGTTGGACCGCCTCCAAACGCTGCTCCCCGACCCCGGCGAGACCTTGACGACGTCGGCGTTGCCCTGGTCGCCAGGGTCGTAGCCGCGTTCGAACGTCAGGTGCTGGATACGAACGTTTGAAGCCTTGACCTGAAGTTCCTTGTGCTGGACGGTGATGCCGGGCGGCGGCGCGGTCTGTCCGGCGATAGTGGTGTTGTCCCCGGTAACGATGAGGCTCGACTTCAGTTTGATGCAGCCCGCGACCTCGAAGACGATCAGCCGGTTCGGTTTGGCGAGCGCGTCCCGCAGCGTTCCGGCACCGCTGTCATCGAGGCTGGTCACTCGGTAGAATGCCTGACCGGTTGCAGCGCGGGCGTCTGTCGCGAAACCCTTGGCTCTCGGGAATTTTGCCATCAGAGGCTCCGGTATCGGGGGAGGAGGTGGTGGAGGTGGCGGCTCGACAACGACCGGGTCCTCAATGACGTCCGGTTCCGGCCCTGGTTCGGGATCTTCCGGTTGCGGTTCCGTCGGCGGTGCCGGTTCCTCAATGGGAGGCGCTGGCGGCGGTTCTGGAATCTTGGGCTGGACGTCCTGGATGGTAACGGTGCAGGTCGCCTGCTCGACCGTGCAGCCGACCGGTTCCTGAATGCTGATGCGCAGGGTCTCCGGCGGCTCGGCCAGGGTATCCGCCATGACCTTGAGGCTGGCGACGGCAGTCTTCTGGTCCTTCGCCATCGACATGCCCAGGCGCGGGTCGTACCCGGCATAATCCGCCGTCGTCTTGGCAGTGTCGCCTGTGGTCTTGAGCTTGAACGAGCAGGCCCCCGTCCCTGTCTTGGTCACGGTCAGGGACAACGCCTCCCCCTCCTTGACCGTCGCCGTGGCCGGGACGCTGACCTTGGGCAGCGGGGGAGGGGGAGGCGGCGGAGCAGGCGTGGTGTCGGCAATGGTGATGATGCACTTGCCCTGTGAGACGGTGCAGCCCTGCGGCTCCACCACCCATACCGTCAAGGTCTCGGGTGGCTCGACCGCTCCGTCGGGATAGACTTTCAGCGTCGCGCAGCCGGTGGTCTGAACAGCATCGAACGCAACGGTGACGGGCTCAGCGTAGCCCAGATAGTCGGTCGCCGCAGAAGCTGTGCCCGCAGCCGTCTTGAGCTTGACCTGACATGGGCCTGTCCCCGTCTTGGTCACGGGGATCGCGAGGACAGACCCTTCTGAGACAGACAGCGTCGTGGGAACGGCGACTGTTGGGAGCGCCATGAGTGGGCCTTTCTTCTGCGGGAATGGGACTGGGTCTAGTCGTACTGGACCTGATCGAGGAACTTCCGGAGCCATGTCTTCATGGCGGCTTTGCTGGTGGTCGTTGCAGGCTGCGGCTGCGCAGGCGGTGCCGGGATGGCGCTGCCATCAGGGAACGTGGTGTTGCCGTTCAGCGCCCGGTTCACTTGGAGGGGCGCGTAGAACCCGCCGACTTCGTTCTCGTGGTTGACCCAGGCTCCGGTCTTCCTGCTCAGGCGGTCCACTGTGCGCTTCGGGCCGGGATTGGACTGGAGGGTCGAACTGCGGCGATCCTTCGGGCGTGGACCGATGTTGACGAGCGCACGGTCATAGATTTCCTGGGCTGACAGGGCAACAGTCGCAGGGTTTGTGTCGATGGGCGGCGAATTGACCATGACACCGACCTTGGTCGATCCATTCAGCCAGAACGGCTTTCCAAGGACCCCTTCGAAGGTTTCGACGGGAGGCTGACCATCGACCCACCACTGGTCATAGGTCGGCGTGGTGCCCGGAGTGTAAGTTGAACCGCCGCCTCTCCAGCCGTAAAGATTGCTGGCATAAACGCGGGAATTGGCGGCCTGGACCTGTGGGTAACTGTTCCAGCGAAGACCGCTCCTTGGACCGGAGCCAGACTGGGGGCCGCTGATGCACAGGTATCCCTTGATCGTGACGTTGATGGTCTTGACGTTTGCACTCTGCTGGAGGGATGCGCCGTTACCACAATTGTTGGAGATCACATTGGCCACGACGACTGTGTTGCTGTGGTCGATCCGGGGGCAGCGCCAAGACATTTCGGAGAACAGGCAATATTGCAAGTCGATGTTGGTGACGCCGTAACCGATGATCATGCCGTAGGTATGGTTGCTCTGCCCCTCCTGGACTTTTTCGTGGTCCAACAGATTGGGGTCGTACAGCGACGGCTTGTGCAATGCTTCGGTGAATATGCAATCATGGTAGGAGATATTCTCAAGCCTTCGCGATGCCGACGGCCAGTGCTCAACGGTTTCATCGATGCTCCAGTAAAATGCGCAGTGAGAGAAATGAATGTTCCTGTGTATGGTTGGCGACCCAGATGTCAGGGGACCCCCCGGTCCAACCTTCCCAACGTCGCCGTTATATCGGTAAGCATTGGAATTTTCGTATCCTCTCTCAAACGTGATATGCGATATCCGTATATTGCTGGCCTTTATTTCAAACTCTTTCTTCTGGATGGTGATTCCAGGAGGCGGGGCAGTTTCCCCGGCTATCGTAACGTTGCTGCCAAAGGTCAGTGTCGATAGAAGTTGTATTCTCCCCCCGACCTCGAACACGATCATGCAGTTGCCCGCCTGAACGCCTGAGCGGAGGCTGCCGGTTCCGCTGTCGTTCAGATTCGTCACGCGGTAGATCGGGTAGCCGGTCCCGCAGTCGGCAGTCGATGCAAAGCCGGTGGCTGCAGGGAACGCAGTTTGGTTCGGCTCGCCAGATCCGCTGGGGTCGAGAATGGAGACAGTGCAGGTGCCGCTGGTTATGGTGCAGCCGACCGGGTTCTCGATGATCACGCTGAAGGTCTCGGTCGGTTCCACGAGGGCATCCGTTGCCGTCTGGACGGACACCGTCCTGCTCGTTTCGTTCTCGGTAAAATTCAGGGTGATCGGCCCCATGCCGGTATAGTCGGACGTCAGAGTCGCGGTGCTCTGTTGCGTCCTCCACTGGACCGAGCAGGCCCCTGCTCCCAACTTCGTGATGATGACGTTGACGATACCGCCCTCGGTCACGCTTGCGGTCTGCGGAACGCTGAGGCGCGGTTTCTCAAGGATGGTGGCCAGCCCCGTGGCCGTGCCGAGTTCACAGCCGCTCGGGGATGCGAGGTTGAGGGAGAATGTCTCTCCTGGGTCCTCTACGGCATCGGTCGCAGTGACGACATCGACGGTTTTGACGGTGTCGTTTGCCGCGAAACTCACGGTGACCGGCCCGACACCGGTATAGTCCGTGGCGAAAGTCGCCGTTACGGCTTTGGTGTTGAAGGCCACGCTGCAGGCGCCGCTGCCCGTCTTGGTGATTGGGACGGTCAGGGTGCTGCCTTCCATCACGGTTATGGACTGTGGCACGCTGACGATTGGCAGGGGCTGTGCTCCGCTCGGCGGGCTGTAGTTCAGATTGCCACTGACGAGCAGGGAATCCGCTTCGCTGAGCGGCGATGTCCAGCCGTAAATCGCCTGGATGACGATTGATCCGGGCTGAAGGCCGCTCGGTTCGGTGGCTCCGAAACGGAGCGCGGCCACGGCGACCGGGGACGGTGCGCCCGTGATGCCGACAATCTGCTCGCCCATCTTCGCGCCGCCGCTGTAGACGGCGATCTTCGCGTTGGGATTGACCGTCATGAGCACGGTGGAAGCGGTGCCGATGGGTGCCGATGGTCCGGTGATGACGGCGTGGCTGACGCCGCCAGTCCGCAGATTGGCGGTAATGAGACCGCCCACGGTGGTTATGCCATTGTCGTCGTTGGTGACGATGTTGGTGGTGTCTTTGGCGATCCAGAGCCGCTGCGTGTTCGGCACGCCGCGCAGACGAATGAATCGCATCGCGAGGGAGTAGGTGTTCAGTTGCCACCAAGTGCCAGACGCTTTCAGGACATCTGCGGCACGGGTCGTCTTGGCGCTGGCTCCCTGGACGATGATGGGGCTCGACATGCCCGCGCCGTTTTCCAACTGGATGTGGCACAGGTCGAAACCGTCCGACGTTACGCCGCCGAAACTGATCGCCTGGGCTGCGTCCTCAACGGCGACGGCGATCTCCGCCGACACACCCGCACTGGTGACCTGTGGCCTGTCCAAGGATATGCGGTGCCACCCCGAAGCGCCGTAGAACGGGTCCTTTTCAATGGTCAGGATGAGGCCGCTGTCGCCGCTGATTGCGGGCGGGTCGTTCAGGTCGAGGTGCGCGATTTTAACGACGTTGTCGATGCCCTTGATCGTCATGCGGATATAGGGCCGGAAGATGGGCCGGATCATGATCGAGGTGGTGAATTCCCCCGTCGGCATGTCGCAGTTGGCCGACGTGAGCGTCACGGCGACCTTGTGCTCGCCCGTAACCGCAGTTTCCCGGAATCTGATGTAGCGCAATCCGGTAGGCGTCTGCTCGTTGGTGATCGTGGTGATGGTGCCGTTGGTTGCCGTCCAGCCGGGATTGACGCTGTCGTACAGTCGCTGCTCGGCCGCCGCAGGCTCAATCAGCATCCCGGAGATGCCTGGGGCGGTGAAATGTTGACGGTAGCCGTCAACAGCCACCTGCGTCCAGTTGCCAGCGCTGTTGCGCGTCCAGGCAATCGACGACCTTGTGTGAACGACGCCGGTCGGCAGGGTGCTGCCGAAATTGATTTGGGTACTGGACGGGACGCCAGCCGGGATAACGCGGGGCAGGTGAACGACGCAGGTGCCGCTGGCAATCGTCGCCCGGTTCGGCGCGGACAGTTGAATGGTGAAGGATTTGTCTTCGACGGTCCCGCGCGTATTCAGGGTGATCGGTATCGTCGCGGACGTTTGTCCAGGGTCGATGGACAGGGTTCCGTTCGTCCCGACGTAATCGACCCCGGCGAGCGCGGTTCCATTCACCGTCTTGAAGCCGACAGAAGCGCCATCCGTGCCGCCGGTCAGAACGACGAGCAGGTCGAAACTGTTCGTCTCAGGCGGGAGCGTGATCTCGGATTGGATTTCAAAGACAGGCAGGGACAGGTCGTCGCCGGCCTTCGACAAATCGGCCGAATAGGTCTTGGCTGATTCGAGAGTGAGTGCCTGATTCCAGTACTTGATGCGACGCACCAGCATCGGTCCGGCGAGAGCGCCGTTGGATTGGGCACCAACCCTCAGTCCAGAGAAGGACGACGGCACGGAACCGTCATTGTCGCTGCCAAGCAGAACGCCGTCCTGCACGAGAAGATAGTTGCCGTTCGCCCCCGTCAGAACGACCGTCCGGCGCTTCCCCGGCTTGGGGTCGGTCGCAGCGATGGAAATGGAGGTGTTTGCCCCGGCGGTCCCATTGTAGGTCACCGACTGTAGTGAATTCGTCAGCGTTAGGGAGTCGGTGCCGGTAAAGTGCAGGATGGCCTGCTGAGCCCGCGCTATCGGAACATAGTCGATGCCGATGGACTTGCCGCCTGCAGTCACCCAGTCCACGGTGCTCGTCACGATATCCGCCGCCCTGGTCACCGTCGTTACCCCGGTATTGATGATCGGGGACGTTGCCTCCGTGCCGATCTCGGCGCCGAGGTAGGCGAGATGCATCCCGCTGGTGCCGTTGCCGGCGTAGGTCCTGGTACCGGTCTCGTTGTAGATGTTGGCGGTAATGGCTGGGACCGTCGTCCCCGTCCCGAAGTTGTTGACGACCCTGATCGTATAAAAACCGTTGGCATCCGGGACAATCTCGGCACTGACGACGCCGCTTTGGGAAACGACCGTTCCGGCGCCATCTAGCGAGAACCGGCACGTGGAATAGGTGTTCGTGCGGTTGAGGATGAAAAACGCGACTTCCTTGTAGACACCGATGGGCTTCATCACGGCCTGGATCGCCAGCGTCGTATTGTCCGCGATGGCAGCACCGTGGGCCGCATTGCCGAGGTATCCCGCCCAGCCGTGTGTCCCGGACACGGTGTTCGGAATGACCGTTGCCGAGCCCGCGCCGAACGGGGTTTCAATCGCGGCGTCGTAGCCGATGGTCGCCTGCGTGCTGTAAGGCGTCGGCTGCCGGGTGCGATAGAGAACCTGGGTCCGGGACGGCTCCACCATCAGGAACGGGCCGTCCAACGTCGCGGGGTCGAACCACGTGCGCGGGGTGTTGACGGCGAACTCCACCCACTGCCCGCTGGCGTCGCGTCCCATGGCTGTCCCGGAACGATCCAAGGACATACCTGTGGGCATGACCGAACCGAATTGCAAATCAAGGCTGGCGGTCGGAAGGGTTTCGGTGCTGGAACCGACGTAAAACCACATATCGTCAGGCCCCGGAGTAGGCGATAGAGAAGGAGAAGTCGGTTGCCGAGGACTGCGGCACCAGTCGCATCGTCAGGCGCGACCCCGTGGGAACCAGCAAGGAGTCGGTTGGTCCGACCTGGACCATTGTCGTCCCCGCCGTTCCGCTGATCGGGGGCGTGGCAGGATCTTCGGGCGTGTCCTGAAGATCCTCCCCGAGGAAGAGGCTGAACTGTACGCTGCTACTGGCGCAGACGGCAGACATGCTCGTAATCGTGATCGGCGAGTTGGAGTTGAGAATCAGTGTGTAGTTTTTTGCCTTCGGCGCTTCGATCATGCCGCTGAGGGTGCTGGCGATGCCGACGATCCGGTTGCCGCCGAGGGACAGGTTGCCGCCGAGGCGCGGGTTGGGGTCGGCTTGGACGTTCGGGATGCCGGATGCGGGCAGGGTCTGCGGGCGCCAGATGTTGTCGCTTTCGAGCCGGAGAATCTGTCCGGCAATCGCCCCGGTGAGGGATACGTCCGGACTGTCGGCCAGTTTCTGGCGCCGGACCGCAACGGTGTACTGGCCTGTGGTTTCCCCCTGGACCGTAAAGTGGTCGGTATTGAAGAACATGGAGCGGAAGCGCAGGGAGACGCCGAGCTTGTCTGAGAAAACCCTGACGACGTTCGTCGTGCCGGTGCCGAGGTTCTCTGCTGTGTTGGCTTCGCCGCCCGTGGTTCCGCCACCCGTGCCGCTGCCGGTAATGACGACGTCATTCCCTGAACTTGAGACGGTGACGCCGTTGGTGCCGCGCAGGCCGTAAAGATTCAGCGTCGTCCCTGTCTTGGCGGCGACGAGGGATGTCGATGTCGATGTCCCGACGCTGGCAAGGGTGTTGGTTTCGCCGACTGCGGGAACTGTAATCGTCAGCCGGTCGCTGTTCTGGACAAGACTGGCCCCGACGACCTGAATGGCCCTGAACTGGTGCCCCCCCGATGTATTGGTCCCGGCGTACAGTTGCCCGATGTTGGTTCCTGCGTTGACCATGTTGAGCAGGATGACCGAAAGCGTGGCCGGCGACGTGAAGGCGTAGGAGCCGTCGGACATCTTGGTCATGATCTGACCAGTCAGTGCCGTCGAGCTGTTGAGGTCGAGAATGTCCGCCACCCGGATGGCGCGGGAGCCTCCCTCCGGGGAGCCCAGCGTTGCCGTCAGGTCGGCGTCGATGTCGTAGATGGCCCTGCGAACGATGATCGTCGCATCGACGTCGTTCGGCCCCGGAACGGCATAGCCGCGGGGCGTGAAATCCGTGTGGAGCAGATAGTATTCACCGGCTGCCGTGGTGCCCTGATAGGCACCGCTGAGGACGATCTGCTCCTCCGAGAGGACGGCGGCAACGGTATAGGTTATTCCCTGCCCGCGAAGGGTGAACCAGTGCCCAGGCTCAATGCCGGCCGTGACCCACTTCGTTCCCGAGCCCACGATGGTGGACGAGTTGCTGGTGACGGTAACGGTACCGTCGCGATATTGGGCCAATGGGAGTCTCCAGGCAGAAAAAACCCCGCCTCAGCGGGTCAGGGACGGCGGGATGACTTGTTCGGTCTCTGTGGCGGAGGATCACCAATGGCGTCCAGCGAAGAGACGGCGGAATTCGTAATGGCGTCTATGCTGGCTTTGCCGACAGCGGCTCTGGCCTGCGCCTTCGCCACCACCGAGATTTCCTCAATGTTGGCAGAAACGTCTTCCCAGAGCGCATTTTTTTCGACCCACAGGTTGGCCAACTCAAGCGCTGTCGCCGCCGTCTTTCCGGGACCGACTTCCCTCTTCATGTACGGGAATTTGGCGAGGTTTTGTGGTGTGTCGCCGGTCTGGACAAGTGCGAGGTAGCGCGTTGCCTCCTGCACTTTGCGATCATAGACAGTGTGCTTGCCGGGAGTGGCATAGCGGGCGCGGGCACGGGCAGCAGCATCTTCGACGATCTGTTCCGCCTCGTAGCGGAGCCACGGCAGGTTCTTGGCGGCGCGGACGACGGTGAGTGTCATTCTGCGGTAAACTCTATGCGGAACGGCATGAAGGGCCAGCGCCTGACTTCGACGGTGTAGACGCCGGGGTCGTCGGCCACGAACACGAAGCCACCGCCTGTTACTTCTGTAACCGTCGTTTCAACTTCCGGGTCGGGGTCGTCGATGATGATCTCGCACGGGTCGGGCAAGCCGGTCAGGGTGATGGAGTCGATTCCGTCGGCCAGGAGGGTTGTCTTGTCGCCTTCAATAGAGACGGTCAACCCTGGGCGTGGGATGGATCGTTTTTCTTCGCCGATAATTGCAACGTAATGGGTGTCGGTGGTTCCTCCCGCCTCCATTAGGGCGTGACCATCGCCCCACGGCGCCAGCATGGCCGCGATCTGCGCGTCCTTGAACTCATCGACGAACCCGACATCGACGCTGGAGACGATTTCGCCAGTCGCGGCTTTGTAGATGACTACGGATGAAAGTCCCGAGATGTCGAACGGGCCGGTCATCTCTTGTACTCAACGGCAATGATCTGGCAGCGGAAATTGAACGGCCCCAAAACCCCCCCCACTCCGCTCCCGAATGATGCCCAACCGTTTGCCCCGAGCGACTGGACCTGCCACGCCAATCCCGTACCCGGTGGTTCCCTGAACACATACGACATGGGAAGGCTGGTGGTGGCTCCGCCCGCTCCAGCCATGATGCCGTTATGGACGACGTTCCCATTAAGGAGCATCCGCCACTGGAAGGAATCGCTGACAGCAATTTGGTTGTTGCCGTTTACAGACGTGGTGTACCCGATATCCGCCATTGCGACAGCCAGAACGTGGATGTCACCACCGGCCAATGATGTCCAGCCTAGTGTGTGGCCGTTGGCGTCATTCGTTCGCGACATGCCATAGGTCGCTTGCCCCAGAAGATTGTCCGTCCCGATGACCTGAACGCCGAAACCATTGGCGTGCAGGATGATCCTGCCGTTGATATCGCGGACGATCAGACCGTCTATGTTCGGGTCCGGCAGTGAACGGTTTTGCCCGATCTCAACACGGGTAACGGAGTTGTTGTCGTGGTAGCGAATGACTTGATAGCCATCACGCCCCTCGATCACGATGGTATTGCGGTCGATACCGAAGGTGCCGCCAACCTGGATGCGCCGCGAACTCAGGCTGCCGTTGGCAATCCTGTCAGCGCTGAGATTCTGAATGAAAGCATCCAGAACGGAGGCAGAATTGATGTGGGCGGTATTGATGATGCCTTGGTCGATTTGCGCCGACGCCGTGATGAGTCGCCCCGCACTGACCTCGTTGGCGGTGATCGAGTTGGCCTGGATGCGGTCGGCTCCAATGGTCCGTGCCCTGATCCCTTGGCCGTCGATGATCGTCCGGCCATAGGTCATGTTGAGACCTGCACCGCCGACATAGGTGCCGAGGACCACGACGTTGGGATTGGCGGTAATGTTCGCGTCCGTCGAGCCGCCGATGGCTCCCTGCCCGATATGCCAGTAGAGATAGACGATGTTGCCGGTCCACGGGTAGCCGCCGGCACTAATGGTCTCCGCCGCGTGCTGCCCATCCGTTCCAGACGGATAGTTGATGACACCAGCGGTCCAGCGGACGATGTTCTCTTCTTTGAACGGGGTGAATTCGCACCCGATGATCTCGATCCCGCGCAGACCGACGATCAATTTGTTGGCGCTGACGGTGCCCGTAGCTATCTTGCTTCCGTCTATCGTCGTCCGGTCCGGCCCCCAGAGGATGTTCTCAAGGGTCGTGCCGCCATCCAGCAGGATCTTGCCGGGAAGAATGCGGGTGGTTCCTTGGTTGATGACGGCGGCGGGGTCACCGGTTCCTGCCGTGGCCTGCTGGATCGTCTGGCCGGTGCTGCCAAGGATGACTTCGCCGGACAGGATGCTTCCGGCCGTGATCTTGCTGGCATCCAGGTTGGCTATCTTGGCATTGTCAATCGCGCCGTCCTTGATAACGGCGGTTCCAATGCTCAATGCAGCGTAGTCTGCTTCTTCAACCTTCTTGGTCCGGCCGCCGACCCCTGCCGTGGCCAAGGTTGGAAAGAAAGCACTCTGGTTGCGGGACCGGTCAACGGCGCGTATCCAATACCACCTGTCAACGCCGCCATCCAAGCCTTCCCGGACGAAGCTGGTACCGGCGGCATTGGCGACATAGGCTGCCTGCGCCCGGTCGTTCACCGATGCTTCCCAGACCTCCATGTGCGAGAAATCACTGTCGGGATGTTGATCCCACTCCACCCAAATCGACTTGAATGTAGCAGTAATCGTAAGGCCGGTCGGAGTGGCAGGCGGCACATTGTCGCCACGAACGACATGGGCAACCTCAGCCGAGAAAATCGAACTGTTGAATTCCTTGTCGTAGGCGGACAGGCGCACGCGGTAGCGCACGCCCGCCTGGACCTGCCACTCGTAGCGGGTGAGATTGGTCTGGTAGTGCAGGAACTGACCGCCTTCCTGAGCGATCTCGACGCCGTAGTTGAGGAAATCTCCGTCTGCGTTGGCGTTCCATGTCGCGATCAGGATGTAGGTCTGCGTTCCGTCTTCCTGCTCCCTGACCTCATCGGAGAGAGCCAGCCCAGTAGGCACTCCGGGAGGCGTCAGGTCGGGCGGCACGACGCCAGCGGAGCGGACCTTGACCTCGGCAGAGACGTTCAAGCCGGTCTTGCCGAAACTATCGTAGGCGGCAACCCGGATGTAGCGGTCAACCGAAGGCGGCACCTGGAGGAAGATGTAGCGGTTGGGGCCGTCATAAGCGACGTTTGAGGCTGTGGGTTCCGTCCCACTGGTGTCCGACATCCAGACAAGAGAACCCGCGAAATCAAGGTCGGTCGGCTGGTCGAACTTGATGAAGATAGACCCGTAGCCACCCAGCACTTCGAGGCTGGTAACCTGCGCCGGAGCCGGGTTGGAAACCTCGATGGCGGCAGGGAGCGAGTAATTTCCCCAGCGGTCGCGCATCAGGACTTCGAACTTGAAGGACCGGTGCGGGCCACCCTTGGTCTGCGAATTGACGTCGAACGTGAACTCGTAGCGGTTGAGGGTGGTGTGATCGACGTGGATCAGTTCGTTGCGGACGTCGTAGACCCGGACTTCGTAGTCGCGGAAGATGGCATCGAGATAACCGGCGCCGACAGCGGGCTCCTGGCCGATGTCGTAAGACCCGCGGATTGCCGTGCCGCGCCAGACGAAGACTGGGTCCCGGCCCTGGAAGATGTGGTTGTTGCCTTGGTTTTCGAGTTCCAACCCGGTCGGGCGGATCAGGGTAATGGGCGAGTTGTCCGGGATGTTGATTTCGAGAATGGCCGGACGTGATTCGACGCCGCCGATATTGACCGCTTGGACATGGAAAACGAACAGTCCGGTGGACTCGCCGTAGATCGTCTTGGTCGTGCCCTGGACGTCGGTGATGGTGTCGAAGTTGCCATTGTTACGGCGATAGCGGACAGTGTAGCCCTTGACGTAGGGGTCGGGGCTGGGGTCCCACGACAGTTCCAGCGCCGTGGTCCAGCCATTGGGCGTGCTGATGTACTGGCGGTCCACCCGGACATTCGTCGGGGGCTGGACGATGCCGGGATTGGGCAGTTTGGAGACGGGTGGCTGCTTGATGTTCAAGCCGCGCTCGACCCGCGCATAGATCGTGTCGTCGTAGGGGACGGCGGCAACCGTGTACTCAAGGTCGCCGTCGTCGGACACGGCCATGACCCGGAACTTGCGGGGGCGGAGGTCGCTGACCTCCAGCACCCAGGTTGCTTCCGGGTACGGCGCTATCGGCAGTTCGCGGTCGTAGGCGAGAGCGTTTGTGGTTCCCGGCTGATTGATGACGGTGCGGGAGCCGACGGTGCCGTCCGGCAACTGGACGTGCAGGGTGTATCCCTTGCCGCGATCAATCGTGACGGCGCGGTCAAGTTGGATGGTGCCGCGATTGGCAACGACGACGCGCCCGCCGAGGTCGGCCCCGACGATGCTCTTTTCCGTCATCACGATGACGTCGCCGGGGTTGGCGTGCAGATGGTCGATGCTGGCCTTGTAGGTCAGGGCATCGCCCAACTTGCCGGTTTCGATGAACCACTTGCCCAGGCGCTTCGCCTGACCACGCGACTTGCACGCGAACGCCGTGATGCTCTCGGGCTGCCAGCCGTACTTCTTGATCAGGTCGAAATCTTCGTAGACTTCGAGATCCGGCTTGTCGAGATTGTCGGCATCGAGGAAGGATACGAGAGCCACCGTCTTGATGGCACGGACGGCAGGACCGGCCAACTCGAACCCGCCGATGGTCTGTGTCGCGTTGACGGTGAACAGCGGGTCGCGCGGCGCGTCCTGGACGACGGTGACCTGACCGGCTGCCCAGTATGCCATGGCACGAAACGTGGACGCCAAAGCGTTGACAATCGCGTAGGCTTCCTGCCGGGTGTTGTGGACGAAATGCGCCTCGAACCGCGGCTCCATGATGTCGGAGCCGTCCGCGTTCTTCAGTCCGCTTGGCACGTATTCGTCGCAGTAGCGCCCGCAACTGTAGACGGCGGCGGCATCGACCGCGCTGTCAGGCAGGTCGCAGCCCGAGCGGTGCGTCAGCAGCGCCATGAACAGATAGGCGGGATTGGCCGTGTAAGCCATTTTCCAGCCGCCGTCCCATACGCCTGCATAGTTGCGGCTGACCGGGTCGTAGTTACTTGGCACCCGGACGATCCAGGTGTCCCAGCGGCTGGTGACCGTCGGCATGCTGTTGCCGAACCGCTGGGCGTCGAAGGTCAGAGCCAGCAGAGCGGTATTCGGGTATCGCAACTTCCGGTCGATGATCTCCGTGTAGCTCGACCATGACGTGGAGTTCTGGAGCGTCGCACGGTCGCTGTCGGGCGTCGTGCGCTCGACCATGATGTCCCAAGGGCCATCCCCCGGCATCGGAACCCGGTACTGCTCCTCGTAGGCAGAGGTGGTCTTGCCGGTGATGGTCTGCCGGTATTCCTGCTCCCATCCGCTGCGGCCCTGCCGACGCACCCGGATGACGAAACTGACGCTAGTGCCTCTCGTGTCACCCGTCTTGGTGTCCTGATCCAGCATGCCCTGAACGGCGATGACGATACGGACAGCATTGACGTTGGTATTGGTGATGGACCGGGTCGCCGGGGTCGAACGCTTGATCTCGGTCGGCAGGCCGACATCGCCGGAATGGGTGCTCTCGACTGCCGGGAAGCCTTCGATCCACGACTGATCGGGCGTTCCGACGCGGTAGTCCCAGGTGACACCAGTGAAGTTGAGGCTGCCGTCCTCATTCATCAGCGGCGTGTCGTTAAAGAAGATGTTTTTGGCGCCGCTCTGATATCCTCCAACGATCCCTTGAAATGGTCCCTCCCCCAATGCGTAAAGAACCCTGCCAGTTGCTCTACTTTGGAGAGTATTCTTTTCTTCAACTGGCTGTCTAGGTGCAGCACCTTTCTCGTCGCCGCCCTTAGAACCGTGTATTTTAGATTTGTATTCCGTGTCAGTCATCGACGGCCCCGCACTTCCAATAGGGGTGCGACAGCGTTATAATGATCGGGCCGCATCAGCGTTGCTGCGCTGTGTGCGGCCCTAATCACAACACCCTGTGCAGAGGATGAGATGACTAATTCAACGGTAAAGATTTGTGAGACGTGCGGCAAGGTGATTCCATCAACATCGCAAGGCAAAAGGTTCTGCTCAAGGGCATGCATAATAAACACCACCCCTCTTGCCGAGCGATTCTGGACGTATATGGATGTGCGAGGACCTGATGACTGTTGGCTCTGGCAGAGAGCCACAGACCGTGGTGGGTACGGAGTTCTCACTGTCAACTACCAAACTCGGCGCGCTCACAGGCAAGCCTACGAATTGGCTGTAGGCCCCATCCCTGAAGGACTTCTTGTTTGCCACAAATGTGATGTTCGGACTTGCTGCAACCCCAACCACCTTTTTGTGGGAACCCATTACGACAACGCCGTGGACATGTACCAGAAGGGCAGGAGCACTCCGCCTCGTCACAAGGGTGCTTCGCATGGGAATGCGAAAGTCACGGACGAAATCGTTCGCTTTATCCGGTCTGATAAACGAACCGCAGCGGCGCTGAGCAAGGAACTCGCTATCTCGGCAAGTCAGATAACGAGAATTCGGCGAGGAGAGTCTTGGACTCATGTTGAATAGGCTCATGTCGGCATTCTCTCCACGGTAACGCCGACGCTGATGACAATGCCGCCGAGGATGTTGCGCCCGCCGCAGATCGGAATCGGGTGCCCCTGTTCGACAACGTTGACCGCACCGCCCAACATGAAGGATGGCCGATCCTCTGGCCGCTCGTTCTGCCTGATATCGGGAGTTTTGGGGACTGGCGTCAGCATTTGCGCAATGCCGCTCAGCGTCAGGCTGGCGCCGACCATGGCGATACTGCCCCAAGTGCCAGCCCCCATGCCGAGTGCCGTGGCGCCGCCAGCCAGAGCGAAGCCGCCTGTCGCAATGGCGGCGATGCCGAGAAGGGCGACTCCGGCAATCATCTTGCCAACGCCGCCGCGCTTGGCTCCACTGATGGTTGGGATGATGTGGATGCTATCCTTCTCCGGGAAGCACAGCGGGATCTCGGACTCATCCAGTTGACGCCCCTTCCGCAACGACCCGACGACAATCCGGTAGGTGCCCTTCGCGATGATGGGAGCGATTTCCGGAAAGTTGGCGACTAGCAGGCGCACAGCCTCGACCGTGTTCCGGCAGTGGAACTGGTAAGGACCACCAAATTTTTGCTTAAGATTGCCATGGAGAAACACGGACCTGGGCATGGCTTCCTCAGAAATAGGATGAAAGTTCTTCGGGCGGAGGGGGCGGCGGATTTCCCTCGAAACTCTTGTGCCGGATAGCCTGGACCGCGTAGTGACGCCAGCGTCCGAAGGGTTCTCGGACACTCAGCATCTGCTGAGGATGGTGGTACATCAGGCCACGGTCGAGAACGACCACCGCATGGTTGGGAACCGCCGAGCGGAGTTGAGCCAAGACGACATCGCCGGGGGCGACATCGGACATTTCGATGCGCTCGAACCCGGCCTGCTCGAAACCTTCCTCGTAGAGGTTCCCGCCGTCGCGCCACCAGTTCCAGTCGCGGGGGAATTCGGGAAGTCTAAGACCGTAAATCTGCCAGTAGAATGACCGGATGGAATTGTAGCAGTCTGTCACCTGCGGCACGAAGGTGCGGCCAAGCAGCGGCTCGTCCAGCAAGAAGTCGCCCCAGTACAGCGGCTTCTCCGCCATCCCGTTGATGCAAGGAACCAGCCCCCACGTGCAGCGCGTCTCAATGCACTGCTCCATGTCGTCCTTGGAGGGACCGATCAGTGCCGGATTAATTTCGTCCTTGGCGTAGCATTCGGAGTGGAGAACCGCGGCCACCTTCGGATTGCCGTCATCGTCCAGCGAGGCGTACTCGGCATCATCCTCTTCGGAGATCGAGAACTGCTCGGTCGGATTGCGCGACACGTTTCGGAGCGGGATGTACTCGCCATCAAGCGACACAACGCCGACGCATTCGTTGGGGTACTCGGATTCGGCGTGGGCCATCGCTGCCGCAGACGCAGCGGGAAATAGGTCTGGCATGGGAGATGGCCTTATCTAGCGAGCGATTTTGCCGCCGGGGGTGACGACATTTTCGCTAGGGTGCGATGACATTAAATGGCACGGGCGCGTCCACTACCGAGTCCGTGCCATACCTGGGAAACTCCCCAGCGGCAACGGTGAGTTGATTCCAAAGCGTAACTCACAATCAGAAAGTGTCTTTCCGCACTTGTCCTGCACTGGGTTCGCCACAGGAACCCCGTCCTCGTTGAACATAGCGGCTCCGCTATAAGGACAAGTTGCGCGCTCGTACGACCAAGCACCACCGTCCCAGACACGATATCGCCAGAGACAGGTATTCTGGGTTGCGATGCGCCGAGGAACGATATCACCCCATAAATCCAGCCCGGTGCTCAACTGCCACTCAATGACGCCAGTCGAGGTGTTGTGCCGTACCTTCTGCTGGATGATGTAGACTTCTGGAGGAAAGTAACTGTCCGACGGGAAGCTGCCGTTATCAAGGTTGTCCGAGTAGACCTGCCATCGCGTCACCTTGGCGCGGCGCAGGTCGTCCAGGGCGACGACGCTGGCAATGATGAGTTCGGTCGCAGGCATGGAAAGTGTCGGCGTGGGCTGCTCGCCGCGACCGTTCTTCTCGAAACCGGACGCAGTGATCGGCAGCGGCTCGTAGGTAACGCCTTTCCAACGCGGCTTCTGGCTTCCAATGGGACCGGGGGTGAAATGGTAAACGATGCCGACGCCTGTCTCCGTCAGATTGATGTCGAACAGGTCGATAAGCGTGCCAGGATTAAGTTGCTGTGACCGTCCCGCGGGAATCATAACAAATCACCCAACAAGGTCAAATACCTCCTCGAAAACAAGAGTCATTTTGTCGTGCGTACGAGAACCGTTTACCGGCTCTCTAGTCCATCGCTTGCAGATGTATTTCCTGGCCTGTGTGTCTCTTGGCGCCGTCCACCAGAACCACTTAACGCCACCATGACCAGCAAGAAAGTTCTCGACGTTGTTGGCTAAAGGAATATCGATAACGTTGATGGGAATATCCCACACCCTTGCATCGGAATTCAGACCTCGCGCCATGCGAAGACTGTAGCCACCGTTGTCGAACTTTATTTCTGTGATCCGAGGCTCACGCCTTTGGACGGCACCGTAGGAAATGCCAATATTGAACGTCTCAGCCATCAGAGGCTCCGGTTGGGAACTGCCGTCTCCAGGCAGCAACGGAAAGTCGGTCTCCCGAAACGCGAGGAACACACTTGCTTGACTTCTAACATTAGATGGTGTAATTTTACCCCTATGGCTGAACACCTTGTCACATCCAAGATCACACCGGACTCCTTGCAAATGGTGAGAATGGTCGCCGCGAAGACGGGCGAAAAACAGTACGAAGTCGTGCGTCGCTTGCTTGAAGCAGAGATGCTGAGGCTTTCTCTGACGGCAGGTAGCCGCTGATGCCGATTCTCACCTACAAGTACCGTCTCTTTCCGAACCAAACCCAAGCCTCGGGTTTGACGGACATGCTCGGAAGTTTCTGTGATCTTTACAACGCCTGCCTTCAGCAGCGAATCGAAGCCTATCAGCGACAAGGAAAGACGCTGAATTTCTACGATCAGGCCAACGAATTGAAAGCGGTTCGGGTAGTTGATGATCGGTTGGCCAGTTACAGTTTCAGTGCTGAACAGCAGGTTGTTCGCCGTCTCGACAAGGCGTTCAAGGCGTTCTTCGGCAGGGTCAGGCGAGGCAAGGGCGGCTTCCCCCGCTTCCGGGCGAAAAGCATGTTCGACAGTGCAGACTTCCGGGTTGGCGATGGGCTGACGATCCGCAAGAGCAAGAAACTCGGCATCGTCGGTATCCCCGGAGAAATCAAGGTGCGGTGGCACCGTGAGTTTCCTGTCGGGGCGAAGGTCGGAACCGCCGTGCTCTCCAGGTCGTGCGGCAAGTGGTATATCTGCTTCTCTATCGAAACCCCCGACGCTTACGGACCCTACCCGCTCCGGGCTGTGGTCGGCATTGATATTGGGCTGACCAGCCTGATCGCAACCTCGGCCGGCGACACCGTTCCGACTCCGAAATGGGTTGGTCAGGCATCCAAGAAACAGCGTCGTCTTCAGCGTGCCCTTGCCCGATGCAAGCGGGCGAGCAAAGGCAGGCTCAAGGCGAAGCGAAACCTTGCCCGACACAGTGCCCACGTTGCCAATCAGCGGCGGGACTTTTCGCGCAAACTGTCGCGGGCGTTGGTCGATCAGTATTCTCACATTGCCTTCGAGGACCTTAACATTACCGGACTGGCTCGTGGCATGCTCGCCAAGTCCGTTCTCAATGCCGCGTGGGCTCAGTTGATCTCGTTCACCGACTACAAAGCCGCGAATGCTGGCGGTCTGGTCGCGAAGGTCAATCCGCGCGGGACTTCCCAGGAATGCGACTGCTGCGGACTGGTGACGCCGAAAACGCTGGCCGACCGCATCCACGACTGCCCAGGTTGCGGGACAGTCGAGGATCGGGACGTTCACGCGGCAAAGGTCATCAAGCATCGGGCTTTTCCCTGGACAAAGAGGCTAGGAGCGAGCCTTGGAGCGTCAAGCCAGCCGGTTGCGGCATAGCTTGCTTCAGAAGCCGTCGGCCTTTAGGCGGCGGATTGTTCACTGCCTGTTATCCCATCCCGGACTGATTTCTCAATCCCCCCGGTCGAAATGCGCGCTGAATGCGTTCATCGACCATGCCTTGCAGTTCTCGAACGATGCCCTTGCCAAACGCCTGACCCTGCTGTTCCGTGGCGCCGGGAGGCTGCTGAACATTGATGGTGGGTGAAACCACGACGGTCTGGTTGCCACCGGCCGGACCGAGGGATGCCATCTGCTGGGGGGTGAAGACGCCCTCGTCCTTCTTAAGAATCGCTGCCATTTCTCCACCACCGAGTCCGGGAAGTTTGCTCTGCATGTTGCCGTTTGCTGGCAATTTTCCGGAGTGAAACCTCGGAGCGCCGACAAAAGTTGAATGAGGGACGGCTCGACTAGGGGCGTTGTCCCGCCCAACGATACCGCCGGTATGATAGATGCCGCCACCCGTGAGAGCCATAGGCGCACCCGTGGCGGCTCCCATCGCTGGCCCCATGAACATGGAACTGAGGCCCATCGCCAAGGGGATAGTGATAGCCTGCCTGACTGCCATGCGAGCCAAGTCCGCCGCAATGGCCTTGGCCATATCAGCGAATGCTTCCTTGACGCTTTTTGTCCCGGTTATGATGTCAACGAGGGCATCTTCGAGCGAACCGAGACCATCATAGCTGATCTGGCGCATGGACTCATTGAAAGTCATGCCGGAGTTGGCAAGGTCGTCCAGCGCGTCGTTCTGTCGTTCCAGGCGGTTGGTCAGGACGGCAGACTCACCCGCTTGCCGGATCAGAGCTTCGGTATGCTTGTCGGCCATGTCGGCACCGCGAGACTGAAGCTCGGCGGTCTTCTCAATCTCCGCCATTTCCCGGATGCGAGCCTCGCCAAGCAGCGACATGGCGGCACTTTTCTGGTTAATGGTGTCGATCTCGCGGTCGCCCGATTTCAGGTCGCGCCTGACGCCGCTACCCATCTCAGCCACGGCTGCATCTCCGGCAGCCTTGATCCGCGCCTGCGCTGATCTGGTATTCAGGTCAGCGTTCTCCTGAATGAGGCGGTTTTCTTCCTCCAGTTCGGCCATGCGGCGAGTCCGGGAAATGCCTTCCAGATCGAGCGCCGCCACCATCTTGCCAATGGCAACCACTTCAGCCTCATAGGAGTCTTCCGCCGTGACGTTGGCTTTGTCCTGTTTGGCCTGTCCTTGCTCCATATACTTCTTGGTCAAAGCCTCGACAGCACCTGTGACGTTAAGAATACCGCGCGCAGTCGCCTCCGCCCGTGCCTGTTCCTCAGCCTCCTGCTTGCGAAGCGCCTCTCCGCTCGCCATCCTCGCTTCCGTCAGTCGCTGAGTCTTCTGGGTTTCCTCATCGATCTGCGCCGCGCTACCCTTGAACGCAGTATTGTCCTGCGCATCGGCAAGCGCTCGAATGCGCGCCTCAAGTTCGGCAACCTGCTTCGGGTTGAACTCAAACTTCAGTTTCTGGACCTTGCGCAGGATCTCCAACTCACGGCGTTGCTTCTCGACCGCTTCGGTGCCCTGTCCATAAGCGGCGGTGATGGCCTGCTCTGCCTGAATTTGCTGATCCAGTTCGGCTTTCTGCTCCTGGAAGTAACTGTCCGTGGAGCGACCGCCGCCACCACCACCCTTGCCTTTTCCTCCGCCTGTCTCCAAGCCCATAAGTGGCTTGTTGTTGACTGCGGGCTTCGGCTTCTGCCGACTGGCGATGGCGGCATCATCTTCCAAATGCGCCAGTTTCTGACGTAATTCCTCGACCTTGCCAGCGACTTCGTTAGCTGCTTCGCCGACGACATTGAACTCCTTGGCAACCTCATTCCCATTGAACTCAGGCTTATCAAGGTTGAGGGTCATCGTAATCGCTTCGTCCTTCCACTCCTTCGGCTTTTCCGGAGCGAGGATGTCGATCATCTCCTTGCGCTGACCCTGCATGGTGTCGAGCTTGGCCTGCTCAGCGGCAAGTGCCGTCTTGGTCATCTCAATGGCGAGGTCGCGCTGCGCCTCCGCCATGTCATCGGTGATCGCCTTGCCGCCCTTCAGTTTCTCGTAGTAGGAGTCGATGGCGTTTTCGGCACCCTGGACTTCCTTGGAAACGTCCTTGGTCTCATCACCGAAATACTCGGCCGCGAGACCGGCGACGCCGATCGCAGTTCCAGCCATTCCGATAAGTCCGGCGACCCTGCCCATCGGCGTCGCCCACATCGCCGCCGTGAGGATCTTGAATGCGCCAGCCAACTTGATAACGGCAGAAGCCATGCCGATAAACCAGCCGAGTGCCTGGACGGCGACAATCGCGATCAGGGCGTTCTTCACCTTGTCAGCGTTATCGGCCAGCCAAAGCATCGCGTCGGCGGTGGCCCGGACAGCCCGACCCAGCGCCTCACCGATCTCCTGAGCCAGAACGCGACCCTCGATGCTATTCATCTTGGCTGCCAGTCGTTCGGCGGCGTCTGCCCAAGCATCAAGGAATCCGCTGTCCGCCATCAGCCTCTTGAAATCGTCCCAGGCGTTGGTCAGTCGGTTGACCGAGGCGCGGGCGGAATCCATCCGGTCAACGGGGAATTTGAGTTGCAGTTCCTGATTGAAGGAAGCGAAGAATTTCTCTGCGGAGATGGTTCCTTTTTCCATCTCCTTGAACATGCGCTCCACGGTCATGCCCATAGCCGTGGCGGCGGTGTTGATGGCACCCGGCAACTGGTCGCCCAACTGGCCTTTTAGTTCTTCTGCATAAACCTGCCCCTTACTGGCGATCTGCTCAATGGCCTTTAAGGCGCGGCTTGTCTGCTCCTCGCTTTTGCCAAGGACCGACATCGCCTGAGACACACCGAAGAAGGCGTCTTTCGCGAGATTGGCATCAACGGAACTCCCCTTGATGGCAGCCAGGAACTTGATATAGTCGTCGGCGGCAGAGAGCGTGACGACGCCGAGACGATCCGTCTCTTCCCGCAGCCGCGCCATCTCCTGCTTGGCAACGGCGGAATCGCCGGTCACGATGTTCATCGCCTTGGTCAGGCTCTCGAACTTCATGCCGGTTTCAGCAAGTCCCTTGAGCGCAACACCGGCTCCGAGCGCGACCAACGCCGTGCGCAGTCCCATGGCGCGATCTGTGGCGCTGGAAATGCTGTCGTGGATCTTCTCGAACGCCTTGCCGATAGTGGCGGCTGATCGGGTTGCCGCAGTTGCCGCAGATTGGGTCTGCCGCGCTATGCCCTGCGCTGCATTGCCTGCACCACCAGCGCCACCGCCTACTCCACCAACACCTCCGGCAGTCGGCGGCACGGCGCCCCGTCCACCACCACCACCACCAGCACCGGCACCTCCAGGGCGCGGTGCTGCCGCCTGTGTCGCGGCAGCCGCTCGCTGTGCCGCTTGAGCGAATGCCGTGGCGGCTGCGCCTGCCGACTGCATAGCCGCTGTCGTGCCTTGGCTGGCAGCAGCGACAGCCGCAGTGGATTGAGCCAAAGCGGTGTTGAATGCCTGGAGTGCTGGTATTCCAGCCCCGACTGCGCCACCAGCGGCTCCACCAGTTCCGGCATTCCCTATCGAGCCAGGAGCACCAACCGACGCCGACCCGCTCCCGACTGCGGGCTTGGCTGACCGCATGGAATTGGCGGCGCGAACTACAGCATCGGCTGCCTGTGTCGTTGCCTTCCCGAGGATATCGACAGCACGAGCCGCCGATGCGACCGCTCGCTCGAATGCCTGTGTGGCGGCATTTCCGGCGTTGCTCGCGTTACCTGAAGCAGCAACCGGAGACGAAGAGGGTGGTACGGATGGCGCAATGGTGACGGGGGCTGGCGTCGGTGTTGCCGCAGGCTGCGGAGCGGCAGTCGTCCGGCTTACCGTCGGAGTCCGGACCGACCGGAGAGCCGCCGCAGCACGCATTGCCGCATCAGCCGCCTGTGACGCGGCACGGGCATACACTTCGGCTGACCGCGATGCCCCTGTAAGCGCCTGCGCAAGCCGCTGGGAAGCCCGCATGCTTTCAGTGTCGGCGGCAGCGGGGCGCGGCGACGCCACAGGTGCCGCCGGGGTCGAAACGGAGGCAGGACGCGGTTCTACCGGCAATGGGCGCGATACCGGTGCCGACTGCGGAGTTTCCGGGGCTGATGGTGCCGCTTGGGGAACCCGGATCGAGCGGAACACCGCCTCGGCTCGCATCGCGGCATCCGCCGCAACGGATACGGCGCGAGCAAACCCATCGACAAGCCGGGATGCTCCGGTAAGAGCAGCACCCAACCGCTGAGATGCCTGGACACTCTCACCTCCCACATCCCGGACAGAAGCAGGTGCCGGGGTAGGAGCAGGAGCACGCGGAGCGGCAACCGATGGAGATGGAGCCGAGGGCGCAGGTATGACAGGCGCAGGAGGAGGCTGGACAGGACGACTTGCCGAGACTGCTGGCGCTGGGGACGGCGCCGGAGCGGTTGTAGCAACAGGCGTTGCCCGGATCGACCGCATTGCCGTCGCCGCACTGGCAGCCGCATCGGCAGCCCGCGCTGCGGCACGAGCAAACGCTTGGGATGAACGGGTTGCTTCGGTAAGCGCCTGACCAAGACGCTGTGCCGCGCGAAGGCTCTCAGCATCCCCCGTGTTTCTGGCAGGAGATGCCGGAGCCGCGCCCGACCCGCCACCCGTCGCAGGACGCGCCGCTCCTCCAGCCGGGACCGATGCGCCGCGGAACTTCTCCAGTTGTCGCAGAGCCGCCAGCGCCTTGTCGGCACTGTCCGCAATCCGGTTGAGGGATTCCTCAATCCGCCTCGCCCCGGAAACCGAATTGCCGGGATCAATGCCGATTTCCAAATGCGCTTCCTGTTCAGCCATCAGATGGGGTCCTCAACAACAGGAGCGGCGGGGGTGACGGAGTCGGCGGCAGATGGTTCAACAGACACCGAACCGACAGGAGGATCTTTGGGTGGCGGAGGTGCCGCAGGCAACTGAAGCAGCGCGTTCATCAGGTCGCGCCCAACACTCGGCTTCGGCTTGTTCTCAGCCTCGGCCTCCGGAGAATGCTGCAGGATCTTCGGCATCAGTTCGTTCAGGTGGGGGAACTTGTCCACCCGGCCGAGATATGCCGTGTGCCATGCGTGCCAGAGATCGCGGGCACGGTCGTCAACAAGGTTCTCGTTGCGCGCCTCAAGGCACAGACGCAACTCGAACGGGGTCATGCGCCAGAATTGCTCCGGCAGAATTCCGATTTTGAAGGCGGTCTTGAGAGCACGCTTTATGCTCGCTTCGCCGCCTTCTTCTGAGGGTTTTCGGATTCCTCACCAGAAGCCTCCGGCGCCTTCTGCGTGCCGAAGTAAGCGCAGTTGATGGCCGCGCCGACCGCTTCCATCGAGGCGATGATCGGCGGCGACATCCTCATGATGTCGGCAGGCGTCATGTCCGGCAGTTCATGCTTCAACCCGACCATCATGATGTCGGCGAGTTGCTTCGGGTCCATCAAGTTGTAGCCGTCGGGGTAGCGTTGGGACAGTTCCGCAATGGCGTCCCAGTCATAGCGCAGGGTTTGCGTCTTACCGCCAAGTTCGACTTGGACGGTTCCAGCGATGTTGTTGGCCATGAAATCCGAGGGTGAGAATGGAGTGGAAGGGAGAAGGTGAGGGGAAGGAGAAACGCGGGAACCAGAGAGACCGGAGAACCCGGAGGGAGCTACGGCAACATCATCCGTCGCCGCAGAGCCGCGCGAAGCTGGCCGTGGAGATAGCCGCGCTCGCGCTTCGATAACGCCACCCATCTCTGGGCGAGTGGCGAAACTTGGGGAAACTTGGCTGAGCACACCACCAGCGCCTCGTCCACAGCCTCCCAAAGCTCGGGATAGTCCAACTCCATCAGCCAGCGCCGTGCTGATTTCGGGGGACTGTAGATCCCGGCTTCCAGCACACGTCGGGGAGTGGACCGATCACAGGCCATAGGCGTAGAGCTTCCACGCGGGCATAATGAAGATGTACTCATGCTCAACGCCGCTGAACAACTCGGGTGGGTCGCGGTCGCACAGCACGTAGAGCATATCGCCGCGAGGGTCGGTCGGGTGGCCGGACGGCTCAACATCGGTGATGATCGCCCCCCGCGCCAGATACGTCACCCGCTGCCCGACGACATACGGGGCAATCGGCTCGGCTGCCTCCATCTGGAAGTCGTGCGCCAACGCCATCGTGCGCTGACCGTCATCGCCGCGCTGGTCCATCAGCACCCGGTACGAGACGTTGTAGGGACCGCCGTAGAGGTCGTGGACCGTGCCCAGGCCACGCGGGTCACCTAGCGTTACTCGAACCCGCTGGCCTTGGGCAAAGGCAGCCATGCGTCAGTTCACCACAGCGAGAGCGACGACCAGAACGACGGCGAGAGCGATCAGGCAGAAAAACGCTTTGCGGGTCAAGCGACGCAGTTCTTCATCAGGGGACATTGGCGATATCCGGTCATGCATCTCATCAAAAATCCCAGAAGTTCGGCATGGCATGAGTCGAGGCTGTCGTGGTGCCGTATCCGACAGTGCCCATGTGTGACCAGTCAAGATCCTGGATGCCAAGAGCCTTGGCCGGAGAATCGGCGGCGAGAGAATAGTCGCCGGCAGCCGGGTTCTTGAACTTCGGGTCCGCGACAATCGAGTGGGCATCCAGCCCCGGCATCCGCGCCGCATTGTGCAGCAGGTTGTAGTCAACCGTATTGATGCCGGTGTTGTTCATCCTGTACGGCTGATCGACCGTTGATGTGCCGTAGGCGATATTCTTCTCGATCACGTTGCCGGTAGCCTGAGAGCCGGCAGCGATGTTGCCGTTGTTGCTGACGGTGGCGACCTTCTCACCAGATCCCAGGATGAAGAAATTATTCTGGATCTTGTTGTTGTCGCCGCCATGAACCATCACGTCGGTCCAGGTCGTGCCCTTGACGAAGTTGCCGCGGATCGTCGTGGCATTGGTCAGGTCGTCAAGATAGATGCCGGCGGCGCCGATGCCGTTCTCCTTGATGAAGCCGCCAGTGTCGTTGATGTAATTCCCCTCGGCACGGTGACCGTGAGCAAGGTTGCTGCGGCCCAGGAACTCAATGGCTCCGGTGTCGCCGCCGGAGCGGTTGGTGTGCTCAAGTTTGTTGTGCAGGACTGCATTGTTCAGTCCTGGCTCCGAACCACTGAAGTCCTTGAACGAGACACCGTAGCGCGCTGTATAGGAGATGTCGTTGAACGCTGCCGTGTTGTTGCTCGACCCATGGGCCGCGATCCCGCCCGCACTCGGATTGGCTTCCCCGATGTGCTGCATCTTGTTGAAGTAGACCTTGTTGCCGTCGCTGCGGGTTGCCATCTCGACGCCGCCGCCGCCGATGTGGGTCATCTCATTGCGGGCAATCAGGTTGCTGTCGCTGTCATGCAGCTTGACCGCCGTGCCCACGTTGGTGAACTTGTTGTCCCCGATCCGGTTGCCGTTGGCACCATTCAGTTCGATGGCGAAGCCGCCCTTCAGCCCGTTCGTGAAGGTCAGGTCGGTGACAGTGACGTTCCTGGCCCCGGCAAGCTGCATCATCATGTGCATCTGGTTGCCGTTGAGGATCGGTTCCTCATCGCCGTATGCCTTGATCTTCAGCCCGCTGTCGGCCCCGGTCAGGGTCACCTTGCTCGTCTGATTATAGGTGCCGCCGCGCATGACGACGGTATCAATGGTGGCATCGTCGCGTGCCAGTTGGGCTGCCTTGCCGAGCGACGCCACCGGGCCGTCTGTCCCCGCTGCGTTCGGTGCGGCCAACTTGCCGGACCACGTATCTTTGCCATTCGGTGCGGTATAGTATGCTTTCACTGTCGTATCAGGCACAGGTGTCGGGGTGGGAGTCGGTGTCGGAACCGGAAACAAACTGGCGGGAGCACTGAACTTCAGCGCCCCGTTCCACGGCATCTCGGATCGGCCAGCAATCACATCGACGTTATCCAGCGCGAACCTGTCGTAAGTCACGCCAGCATCCGTCGGCCGCATCGTCTTGTCGCCAACCTTGACCGACGAGACAGTCAGATTGCGGTCCTGACCAGCAATGACGGCGTCGTTGTCGTAGTGGACCTGCACCTTGTGTCCGACGCCAGCAGTCACGCTGGGGCTGAACGAATACGTCTTGGCAGTAGATCCGGCCGTCCCTTCCCCCACCTTCACGCCATCCACGAGGACGCGAAAATGCGGAAACACGCCGCCCGCCGCTGTCCCCGATGCGGTGACAGCGATCTTCGCCGGAACCAATGCCATGGCTACCTACTTGATTTTGTGGTCACGCGGCGGGACGGTCCGCGTCTGTGTCAGGAAGCCGACCCGTTGATATTGGACGACCACTGCCGCACCGGAGCGTAGCCGTCGTCACCAACGGCATCGTGCGTGCGGACGAGAGCGGCAGGCTGATGCTTACGACCGGAGTCGCCAGCACAGTGGTAAACCTGCCCCTGCAGGTCGCCGTAGTGATGCTTTGAGCAGACGGGGCAGGTGTAGATGCCTCGGGTGGATGTCATCAGAGAAGGCTCAGTTGGTCGGGGTGCGATGGCAGAGGAGCAGGAGCGGGACGGTCGGGGGAGGTGGGAGTGGGCGGCATGGCTTCAAGACCTTCCTGATATACCTTTAGGACCGTCTGTTTGCCAACACGGCACTTTTCACAGATGTACCGCAGAGACTTTCCGGCAGACCGCAGTTTGAATATCTCCTGCCGCAAGGCTTCCGGCATAACCCGGTCGTAGTTCTTGCCGCCGCCTTCCCGCATGCACCAATTGCGGATAGTGTCCTTGGTGGTGTTGTAGTCCTTGGCGATATCGACGTAGGTTTCGCCAGCCTTGCGGCGGGCGACGATTTCGGCAACTTGTTCTTTGGTTAGGGAGCGGTGCAGGTCACTTAGCTTTTGGACATACTCCACAGGCATCTTGCGTCCACGCAACTTCGCGGCCCGCTTTTCGATGGTCTCAGGAGACTGCTTGTGGCCGCGCTTCGCATCCCCGATCTTGCGGCAAAACTCAGCGGACTTCTTTTTGCCACGCCTCGTTGCTGCTAACTTTTCCTCGTGCTCCGGGGTGCGTTTTCGCCCACTCATAGTAGCTGACATCTTGGATCGTTGGGCATCCGAGATCACCTTCCCCATCGCAGCAGCAGACATCTTCGCCCTGGATTTTCCGTCTCTCTTGGTCCCCAGTTGGCTACCAGCAACTCTGCAAATGTTATAGGGACGAAGGGAGTCTTCCAAGAACGCTTTGTCTAAATAGACCTGCTCGCGAGGAATCAGATTTTCCGGCACAGGAACGACTTCGATCACTGAGAAATCAAAGGCATCTTCGCCGTATTTATTCCACGCCCTCTGCAGATAACCATTGCCGTGACGGTTTCCCCGCAAATCCTTCCAGTGATCAATCTTCCGGCGTTCTAGGTTGATGGCACTGCCATAGTAGCAACGCCCATTCACAGTGTTAGTGATTTTATAAATTCCTGACACACCCATCTTGGATTTCCCACCTGATTAGATTTGTCAGGAATTATAACGTGCCCTCGCTTGAAAGTCTCGTCTGGGGTGCGTCTGCAAAACTGCTATTTGTGGGTATACTACGCTGGGTTGAAGTCCCACACAATTGCCCCGGTCACCTCAAGGGTCACAGTTGCCGTCGTCAACGCATCGACGCCGCCGCCAATCGTGAACCCCGTCACGTAGGCAGAGAATGTGGCGGTCGCATTGTTGGCGTCGGAGAAGGTGATCTTGAAATTCTTCTTAAGCTGAGCCGCGCGATCAGCAAGAAGGGATTGTTGTCCTGTATCTCCAGGAACAAATGAACATTCTAGGGATATAGTCCCTTCATCCTGGAGCCCCATAACCTTCTCCTTCCCTGTACTGGAAAGAGACGTGGCATCAATAATAGCTGCTGTACCGCCGGGACCGCTGAATGACCGAATTTCAGCAATGGAAACGTACGTGCCGGGCGTGTTTCCTTCACGCGCGATGGTTGTGCCCTGGGCATTAAACGCGGCTGTCGCCATTTTGAACTAACTCCTATCTTTCTCAGGGATTACGACGCAGCGACAGCGGTGCCGGGGATGATGCGCAGCCACGCGGTCCCATTGGACACGGCGAGGCAGGGTGCGCCTGCGTTACCGTTGCTCACCCAAATCAGGCGACCGTTGTGGGCGGCAGCGCTGGGCAGTGTGGCGACGGTGTAGGTTGACAGCGTGTGGGACTTGGCGATGGCTTTGGAGCCGATCTGGCCGAAAGCGGGGTCGTTCTTGAGAGCCATGATATCCTCGATGGGCGGACGTAAAAAAGCCGCCCTTGAGGAGCGGCTGAGGTGGGCCGGGGTTGGCGGAGGCTGGGGTTAGGCGTTGTTGCCGTCGGCGGGCGGCGCGGGAGGCGCTTCGGCCGGGGGTGCGTCGGGCTGCGGCGCTGCCTGGGGCTCGCCTTCAGGCGGGGTCGTCAGTGCGGCTGCGGACGGCTCGGGTGCGGGGACGGCGAGGGGACCCGCGAAACTGATGACCTGCCATGCCGTGCCGTCGGAGTAGACGAGGCTGATGAAGTTGCCATCGGCGTCTTCGACTGCGGCGATGCGGCCTTCGTGCTTATCGGCGGGCGGCATGTCGGTGAGGATGTGGGTCGGCACGGCGTTGCCCTTGGCAGGCTTGGCGGCGTTGTCGGGCTTCTTGGCCTGACCTGGGGGAGTTGCGGGCTTTGCCATGTCGTCCTTTTGGGGTTTGGGGCATGAAAAAAGCCGCACCCGGAAGGAGCGGCTTGGCAGTGCTGACCTGTCTGTCAGCGACTAGGGAACTATGGGGACTTTAAGTGCCTAGATGGTTCGTAGCTCGTCATATACGAATTCAACGCGCACCTGCGTCTGGTCCATGGCGGTGTCGGCCTGACCGACTTCCGCGAGGCTGGCGGTGCCCATCTCCAGCGCGCCGTACTTCCGTCCCTCAAGGATGGTGACGACCTTGTGGGCGAGTTCGGTGCCGGTGCGGGTGCCTGTGCCGAGTGGGGTGAAGACCTGGGCGAAGCAGATGCCGGGGCGTTCGTAGTTGTAGGTGTTGCCGCTCCATGAGCGCAATTTGGCGGGTGCGTGGATGATGGTGAAGCGGACCCATGGGGACGAGTCCGGCATGGGCGGTGTCGTGTTGCCCCAGGCGATGGGCGTTGTGCTGCCCCATCCAGCCTTGAAGGCTGTTTCGATGGTGATCTTGGCTTCGACGGGAGTCATCGTCTTCGCCTATCGCTTCATTTCGCGGACGGCTGCCTGGATGGCGAAGGACATCATGCCGGCCGGGGCCTGCGTCCTGCTATGACCATCTTCCAGCAGTTCAATGTACGGCACGTTGTTCCGGATGATCCACTTGTCGCCGAATCGGTAAGCGCCGTGAACCTCCTTGATGTTGTTGAGGTTGATGGCGACCGCCTCTCCGAGCGTTGACCCTTGGAAACCTGGGACGTACTTCGGCTCTCCCATGAACGGGGAGTTGAGTTGGCTAACCCACCCCGACATGGCGCGGCTGGTGTCAATTGGCGTCATCTGAAACGCCGTGGTATGTGCCGCTCTGGCAACGCGCGTGACGAGGTTGACGTGCTTCTTCTTGACGTGATCGGTGAACGCCATCAATTGCGCGCGGAATTGCTTGGCGTTACCGGCCATGGTCAGTCGTAGTCCCGCTCTTCGGGCGGCACTTCGTAGGGTGCGTTACCATTCAGCAGTTCGAGCAGCATGATGAGCGGTAAGGCACATAGGCAAACGGTGGTGATCAGGTAAGCGCGCGTTATCAGCACCGCGTTCAGGGCCGGTGCCGGAGGTCGTGTCGGCAGGTTTCTCGGCTTGCGCGCGGGGAAATTGAGGACGACCATGCGGCAGCGCTCCTTGGGGATGGGAGAGAAGGGCGGGCGTGAACCGCCCCTCACTCCTGGGCAGGCACCCCAGCGTTTTGCGGACTTGTGGCTCCTGCCGCAGGGTGCGCGGATGGAAAATGAACCCATCTGTGCGGCGTTGTATATACCCGAATCTGGAAGCCGCGTCCAGTCGCTAACGCACCCTTCGCCCACACGTCTTCGCACCGCGCCTCCGCGCCGTGGAAAAGCGACGTTAAGGTGCGGTTTTCCGACGATGCGCCGGGGTTGGCTGTCAGGGTGTGTCTGCCATCCTCACAAACTTTGTGAACCACTTGGCCGCATCACGGCGCGGCAACTGCGCTGTAGCGCCGCCATCGACGGATGCGACTACCCACTGGAGTTTGGTCTTGTCTTCGTCAACGCGATGGATGATCCAGAGACTGTTTCCAACGCCTTCGTAGACACCCCCCACCAATAGACCCACGTTGGCTTCATCCAACTCCTTCGAATGAGGGTACCCGGAAAACGCAACAATCGTTTGTGTCACTCTGAACTTCTGTTTCGTCACCCTGAAATCCTTTCCTGACTTTTCAGGCGCTCGCGGGCAGCCTCCTCCATCCACGCAGTAATACTCTGCTTCGAGGCAGCAGCAGCATGTTCGATATCTGCTTTTAGCTCAGCCGGAACACGCATACGAAGATCGACACGAAGTTCTCCAGGTTCTTTTTTGGGTCTCGCCATGGGATACAAAAACCTTGATTAAGAGAATTTTCTGGGATACATTATCCCCATGGAAACACCAGTACGCAAGGTCACTTACAAGCTTTACCCGTCGCGGGCTCAATTGGTTGCGCTGCGGGAGACCATGCAGATGCACCAACAACTCTACAACGCCTGCCTAGAGCAGAGAATTGACGCTTACCGGAAAACTGGAAAATCAATCGGTTACGTTGAACAATGCCGCGAACTCACCAATCTGCGCCGGGAGTGCCCGGAATTCGCAAAATTCAACAGTTCGTCGCAGCAGGCTACGCTTCGTCGTCTCGACAAGGCGTTCAAAAATTTTTTCGAAAGGGTGAAGAAAGGAAAACGAGCAGCCGGTTTTCCTCGTTTCAAATCGCTTGCAGGATATCCCGGATTCGGTTTCAAAACCCATGGTGACGGTTGGCGGTTCATGCCGGGAGCGGACTGGAAACATGGCAAACTCCGTCTCCGGGGCATTGGCGTCATTAAGGCGCGTGGACAAGCCCGCCAAAGTGGCGAGATCAAGTCATGCGAACTGCTGCATCGCGACGGCGCGTGGCATCTATCGCTCACCCTGGAGTGCCCGGAGATCATCAGGTATGGCGGTACGGAGGCTTGCGCCTATGACTGGGGCGTCGAAACGTTCCTGACTTTGGCCATCGCCAACGGTGATGCAGAACCGTCCATGGAGACGGTCGAGAATCCGCGCTGGTTCCAGTCCGAAAAAGAGAAGGTTGCCAACCTTCAACGTGCAGTAACAAGGAAGAAGCGGGGTTCAAACCGGCGCAGGAAGGCCGTCCGAAAATTAGCAAAATCCCGAGCTAAAACAGCACGTTGCCGTTTGGACTGGCAGCACAAACTGTCCGCGGGAATGGTTGGACGGTTCGCCTTGATCGCATCAGAAAGCCTGTCCATCATGAACATGACCGCTTCTGCAAAGGGAACGGTCGAAGAACCGGGCAAGATGGTTGCCCAGAAGGCAGGGTTAAACCGGGAGATCCTGGACACAGCCCCAGGTCAGTTTGAATCCCTTCTCAAGTACAAAGCGATGGAAGCTGGTACATTGAGAATGAAAGCCCCAACGCGCACGTTGAAGTCGTCACAGACCTGCCCGTGCTGCGGCTCAATCAAAAAGAAAACGCTAAACGAGCGGACGCACAAGTGCGATGACTGCAAACGCGTTATGCCTCGCGACTTTGCATCCGCCTTGGTTGTTCTGAATTGGGCACTGCATAGTTTGAAGCAAAGTGGTCTGGAACAGGCCGAAGCGGCGTAACAACCGCAAAACCGTTTTCAAGCAGCGCTTGGAGTCGGTAGTTCATGCCTTCGTATATTCCGCCAACAATCAGATTTGTCATCTTCTCAACGTAAGCTCGTGGTAGATGGGCGGATCATACAGGTCACCGGTCGCTCTGATAACACTCCATCGCTGCCCGTTGGGTAAATTTACGGTGTCGCCCTGCTCCGGCCTGAAGGAGATGTCCTTGCCGCGAAGAACGCAGCGGAGGTCACCGACACGGATATCGCTGCCGTCGATTAATTCGCTTTCGAAGTTGACGAGAATACCAAGAACCGTGGCAGTGAGCACCGTGTCGCTGGTCGTGCCGGTGGCCGGGTTGTAGGCACCCCGGCTGACGCGGCGGACAGTCACTTGCTGGCGGAGGTCGCCGAGCGCATTCCATCCCTGGTCGAGCGCGGCGCGGACGGTGTCAAGCATCGTCATGATTCGTCTCCGATACGGCGAAGCAGTGTCAATGCGCCAGACTGCATCTGGTGGAAGGTGTCGCAATCGCCATATGCCCAACCGGTGCCGACTGAACCGTCATCATTGACGGTCACAAAGCCTGCGGAGATAACGGTTCCCTCGCGGACGTCTTTGAGGATGCTCAGTAGCATAGCGAGCACTTCGGGGTCTCCATAACTCGTTGAATCAAGGAGTCGCATCTCGCCGCCGGACTTGAACTTGACACGACCGATCCTGCAGCCGTGAGACACGCTCAACGGACCAGCCTTGCGGAGCCGTAGCCAAAGCGGGGGATGCCATAGTCCAGCAGCCAGGACGATACGGAGCGGGGAATCAGCGCCACGCTCGTAGCCGCTGTCGTTGCGCCGGAGGAATCCGTGCTGGAACTGCTGGCCAGCGTCAGGGCGATGGGACCAACCTGGATCTTCTCGACGGCACCGCTGGATGCTGCGGCGGCTGGAGCGGTGGCGCTGCCGCCCGCATCGGCGCGCTCGCCAAGCACGCGGGCGAGTTCGGCTGTGGCGCACTTGATGAAGCGGGGGAGAGGTGCTGTGGGGAACATGTAGCCGTCACGGTCGCGCAAACCCCATCGGGGGAATTCGAGTCCCTGAACGCGAGTAAGGCGACGGCCGTGAAAATCAAAGTTTTGATCAAGTATTAGGCTGGCAGTGACAAGTCTAATCTGCTTGTCTGGCAAATCAATATCGGCCCAATCTTGCCCATCTATTTGCGTTGAATTATATCCATCCGCGAACTCGACCGAGCAATAAGTATTTGCCCCTTCGATGCCAACGCCAGTTTCAACGATAAACACCATGAAAGTCGTCCTCAGATGGGTCGATATTAAGCGCCGTGGGTCAGGTTGCCGCGACAGTGGTGGTAATGTTGCTTGCAACCGTGTTGGAGACGCCGAGGTTGTTGATCGGGCTGGCGTGGTCGGAGCGCACTCTGTTGCCGATGACCGAAGCGTACTTGGATGTTGCAGTCAGCAGAATGCCGGGCTGGGCGGCACCGGAGCCTTCGCCATAGATGTAGTTTTCCATGATGCGGACGCCGGATGCATTCGCTACCGTGATGCCTCCCGCCGTTCCGTCAGCGCGGATGTTGTTGCCTCGGATCACGATATCGGCATCCACCAGGGATGAGAAGCTGATGGCGATGTTGCTGACGCCGCCCTCTGCGTTCTCCATCCGGCAATCCGATATCCGCCCCCCGGCACGGAAGCCCGAGAAGACAACTGCCTGAGCGCAGTTGTTGAACCAGCAGTTGTTCACATCGATGGCCTTGAGGCCAACGTCTTGGTTTCCGGCCGTGGCGTCCCGCTGCACCAGAATGCCGTAACTGTCCGCTTCTTCCAGGTCTGTACGGTTGAAGTTGATCCACATTCCGTCAACAATCTTAACGATGGCTGCGGGGCGACCCGCCGAATCCCCAAGATAGATGATGCGGGAGTCGGCAAACGTTATCGTGTCGCACTTCATCCCACCGGGGCCTCTCTGGATCAGCACGAGTTGATCCATGTCGGCGAAGCCAGAGTAGAGTGTGCAGTCGTGGAAGGAGTATCCTGAACAGCCAGCCAATATCGCTGCCGCCTTGCCGCCGCCGCCGATAGAGCAAGCATCGAACACGCCATCGTAGGACGACTTGGTCGTGCCGCTCACTTCATCACTGACCTGAACGCCGGTCCCAAAGCCGAAGATCGAGCATCCGATTACCTGAACGTGATGGGTGGCGACGAGATCGAGACCGATGCTGGTCGCCGTCTTACCCTCTGGCGTGCCGCGAAACATGCCGACGTTGACTAACTGGAATCCGTTGACGTAGTTACTGTTGTTCTGCACCCGGATGCCGCTGGTGTTGGCTGCGGCCAGACTGAAGTCCAATGAGGTGCTTAACGCAATGCCACCGATTGTGATTGCCGTGCCGTAAACTGGGCCGGCTCCTTCAAGGCGGATTCTGCCGCTGATGTTCAGGGTGGTCTGGCAAGTGTACCAACCGTTCAAGCAAACCGTACCGCCTGACTGTCCTTGGATGAAGTTGATCGCCGCTTGGATGAAAGGCGACTGATTCCCCACGTTGCCAGTAGCCCCCCACCACTCGGGATATGCCTTGGTGATCGGCGTCGGCGTGTTGTTGCTGGCCGTAGTTGCAAAAGAGCCATTCAATGATGTGTCGAAAATCTTGGTGCGCGGAGCAACAATCTCGCCGGAAAACGTGACGGTGACACCCGATGCAGGCTTGAGCACGGCCCCCGGCGCCATGTAGACAACGCCGGTAATGGTCAGTGCCGAGTTTACCCGGTAGGTTCCTGCGGCGAAGAAGGTTGATCCGGTCGCCATGGCACTGACGATGGCGGCGCGGGCATCGGTAGTCCCGTCCCCAGCGGAGGAATTGTATTCCAGAACACTGGCAGCGATCTGTCCCGCCGACCTGTCTATTGCGTCAAGGATAGCGAGCACGGCACCGCGAACGTCGGCGGGGGTAACGTCGCCCGTTGTGTTGTCGTTGATGTTCGTGGTCGCGAGATTGCGGGCGGTGGTGGTGCTAACCATGGCGGTTCCCTTGGAGCGGCAGTTCAGCGGAAGCCAGAGGACATCCCGTTCGAGAACCAGCGGGTGGGTGCTTGGGCTGGGGCGGTGTCCCCAGTGAGGATCAGAATGGGGAAGTTGCCGGTATTGGAAACGCAGAAGAGGGAGACGGCAGAATACTGGCCTGCTGTCGTGAAGATGTCCCCCTTGGACCTGACTGTTCCGTTATTGACGGCGACCGTCACAGCCCCAGCACCGAGCTGGGCAACCGTGATTTCCCAGCCTGCCGGGACGTTGCTCGGCACGGTGAGGGATACCGGCGTCGCGCTGTTGAAGGAAATTTTGCGGCGGTTGTCAGCCACGGCAGCGGTGTAGTCGGCGGTCTTCGCGAGAACATCCTGTGTGGTCAGGTCTTCGAGGGTATCCACAAGGTCGTGGAGATCCTGAACCGACACGCCCCCGGATGTCGTCCCGGACATGTTGGCTTTGAGTTCAGCGAAGGTGCGAATTGTCACTAGAAAGCCTCCTGCTATCTTTGGCGCAAGTGGACCCCGTGCAGGAAGCCGAAGATGATGATGAGCAGGGCCGCGAGTATCATGCCGATCTGGACAGCGGTACGGTGACTGGGCTTGGACTGCAACAGAACCCCAGCCACCCACACGCTGATGCCGGTGATGACGATGACACAGATCAGCCGGGTTAGGGACATGTGCCGTTAATCAAAACGCACGGAGCCAAGATCCGTGATGCCGAAAACGGATACGACCACCCACAGGATCAGCAGGATGACGACGCCGACGTTAAGCACACGCCGGACTGTCGGCTCCATCGGCACGTAAGTATTGATCAGCCAGAGGACGACGCCGACAACTAAGCAAATAACAATGAATTCCACGATACCCATGGTGATTCTCCTTGTGTGAGGAATTAAGGCACAGTTGGCTTGATGAGAGCCCGGTTGATGGTGAAGGTGTCCGAGTAGGCAGTGGCAATATCTCCGTCCACGTCTTCAAGCTCCAATTCGGCATAGAAAATGCCTGATAAATTTTCGGTGTCTTCCGGCTTGAGATTGACCGTGAGCAATCCGGCGAAGGGGTCCGTCACGTCGATATCGTCCAGGGACGACTTGGCGATTGACGGCGTGCTGGAGAACTTGTCGCCTTTCCAGCGGGAGCAGCGCCAGCGCACGGTTGCGCCTGTGATGTCGAGTGGCTGGCCGTCCGCGTTGAACAGGGAGAACCGCAACCTTTTGGTGTCCCCGGCAAACATTTCAAAACTCATGCGACCGCTACCTTACCTTCAAGAGCGATGTCTTTGACAACGCTGCCTGTTAATTCAATTTCGTAGACGACAGACCCGGTCAGGTCGATGAATGCACCGAGGTCTGTCGCTCCGAAGGGGATGAACCGCGCTGTCGCACCCGTTGACATAAGATGCAGGGTGCTGACGGCGTCCGCCGGGAACTGCGGCCGGATGAAGTCCGCAGAAACTTCGGAAGTTATTCGGCCAAGGACGGAGGATGCAGCACCGGGTCTGGCAGGGAAGCCACGTTCCGCGACAGCATTGGAGTTAACCGCCTGGAGCGACAGCACGACGTCGGCCGTAACCGGAAGCGGTTTGCGCTCGGCAACGGTGACCGTCGTGATGCGGGGAAGAACGGAAGCGGCATCCGCGAAGACGGGCGGGACAACCCGGACAGCCACGCCGCTGGTGGTGAGTTTCTTTGCAACGGATGCGGCGGCACCGGACCGATCCGGGATGGTCCGTGCTGCGGCAGCGGATGTTCCCAGTTTGGGAAGAATGGAGGAGACAGATCCCGCTGCACCGGGAAGCGTGTAGTTCGCGTTGGATGCTGTGGACAAACGTCCCAGCGTAGATGCCGACGCGCCGGACCGGTTCGGAATCGTTCGCGCCGAGGTCGATGCCGACGACAGTTTGCCGAGCGTCGATGTGGCGGATGCTGTTCTTGTCGGGATCGTGCGAGCGGCGGACGAACTCGTGTTGATCTTCGGCAGAACCGATGTGACCGACGAGGTGTTCTGCGGAATGGTCCGGCTGGCGACCGCAGCAGCGACGGGTGTGCCGAGAGTCGATGCTGCCGCGCCAGACCTGTTTGGAATGGTACGCGCTGCCGAAGACGCTGTCTGGAGCTTCTGTGTTACCGAAGCCGCCGCTCCGGAGCGGGCAGGTGGCACCCTTTGCGCGGTGACTGCTGTGGTCGGGCTTCCTAATGTCGATGCCGCAGCACCGGAGCGGTTGGGAATGGTACGGACCGCCGTGGATGCGGTTGTCGGTTTCTGGAGAGTGGACGCGACACTTGACGTGTTGGCAGGAATCGTCCGCGCCGCTGCGGCAGTCGTCTGAAGAGCAGAGAGAGAGGATGCGACAGCAGCGGTTCTGGCCGGGATTGTCCTGGCAGCAGTAGCCGACGACGTCAGTTTCGGCGTAAGGGACGCCGCAGTTCCAGATCGCGCCGGTATCGTCCGTGCGGCTGCTGCGGAAGTCGTCGGCTTGGCGAGCGTTGAGGTTGCCGCTGCGGTGACGCCTGGAACGGTTCTGGCTGCCGCCGCTGTCGTGACGAGTGCCGGGAAAGTCGATGCGGTTGCTGCTTCCCACGGACCGACGCCGCCCTGAAATTCGCGGCTCCACTCCGTGGAGAATTCGTCCCCCGTCGATCCCGGCTCGGTTCGAACAGCAGCGGAGGTGTGGATAAGTTTCTTGAACGTAGCGGCAGAAGATGCCGTCCGGTTGGGGATGGTTCGTGCCGCTGTCGCTGCTGTCTGGATCGCGGGAAGGGCTGAATCCGCAACCCCTGCCCGGCTCGGTATCGTCCGCGTCGCAGAGACCGCCGTGGTGGTCTTCGATAGAACAGAGGAAGCGGATGCGGTTCTATCCGGTATCGTCCGCGTAGCGGTCGCGGAAGTCGTTGTTTTAGGGAATGTGGATGCAGCAGCCCCAAGCCTGCCAGGAATAGCGGCGGCGGTAGTCGTCGCCGCCTGGAGGACAGATGCTGCGGCACCGGAGCGGTTGGGAATGGTACGGGACGCAGACGCTGCCGTTGTCGGTTTAGTCAGCGCGGATGCGGCAATGCCCGAGCGGCTTGGAATTGTTCTGGCGGATACCGCGCTGGTTTGAAGATTCCCAAATGTGGAAGCAGCCGCCCCCGACCTGTTCGGTATGGTCCTGGTGGCGGTTGCGGCGGTGGTGGCCTTGCCGAGAGTTGACGCAGCGGTGCCAGAGCGACTGGGGATTCCTGTCGTCGCGGAAGCGGCTGTCGTGGCCTTGCCAAGAACGGACGCCGCAGCACCAGAACGGTTCGGAATGGTGCGCGCTGCTGTTGCGCTGGATTGAGTTGCCCCAAGCGTTGAAGCCGCCGCACCGGAGCGGTTCGGGATGGTCCGCGCTGAAGTCGCAGCCGTTGTCGGTTTGCCAAGGGTCGAAGCAGCCGCACCCGAACGCGCCGGGATAGTGCGCGCCGCTGTTGCCGCCGTCGTAAGGCTGCCAATTGCCGAGGCGGCTGCACCAGAGCGGGCCGGGATAGAGCGCGAAGCCGTGGCGCTTGTCGTGGCGTTGCCAAGAACAGATGCTGCGGCACCGGATCGGTTTGGGATCGTCCGTGCTGAGGCTGCCGCTGTCGTCGGTTTGCTGAGTGTGGAAGCGGCTGCGCCCGTTCGGTTCGGGATTGTCCGGGTCGCCGATGCCGCCGTCGTCAGCGCGCCAAGCGTTGATGCTGCTGCGCCGGATCGGGACGGAGCAGCCCGAGACGCCGTAGCGGCAGTGGTGGCCTTGCCAAGAACGGTCGCCGCAGCACCAGACCGGGCAGGAATTGTCCGCGCCGCCGAAACGCTGGTGACGAGTTTTCCGAAAGTGGATGCTACAGCGCCAGACCGTTCAGAGGCTGGAAGCGTGCTGGCAAACGAGTTCGTGAATTCAGTCGTAAACTCGCGCTGCGTCGATACGATGTAGGTGGATGCGTGAGCACGTAGCTTGCCGAACGAGGAAGAGACTGCCGCGTTGAAGGCCGGGATGACCTTGAGCGCAACCATCGGCAGGGCGTATAGGCGGGCAGTGCCGCTGGCGCCGTAGGTGTAGGAGGTGGCCGACGTGACGTACCGATAACCGCCGGAAACTGTAATGTTGGTGTTGGCGGTGCCGCCCGTCGTCCCCGAGCGCGTTGCTGCAGTATAGTTGGCGTCGTTGGTGAAGGTGTCGCCACTCGGGCCTTCGGTGCCGAGCGCCGCGAAGATCAGCGTCTCGGCGGCAACCGTCGTTATCGAGCCGTTCCAGGTGCCTGACGACGCGCCGTTGGTCGTACTGGTAGCGTCCACGATTGACGGCGTTGCCGCATTGTACAGGCCGGAGACAGCGACAATTGTTATGGCGCGGGAAGTCAGGGTCGAGTGAGTGACCGTAATAATATCGCCAGACGTAAGCGCCTGGGTAACGGGGGCCGTCAGGATGGCAGTGCGAACACCCGATGTCCCTGTACCCTGAACCGCCGTAACTTGCTGGGTGTAGGTATTCTTGGTGTCGCCGGCAGTTACCGTACCCCCCTGCGTCGCGTCGAACGCGGCCAGGATCACAATGGTTGAATTAACATCAACGGACTGACCCGCCGTCAGGGTATAGGCAATCGATGTCCCAGATGTTTTACTCTGGTTCGAGCCTAAATTGACGACGGTGGGATCGGCCATGATCAGGTAACCGTCGTCAGGGTGGCGATGTCGGTATTGGAAATGCGCACGTTGTAGAGACGAACCCGGCGTATCCAACCACTGAAAGGCTGATCAAGGTTGATACGCTTTCCAAGCCGAACCAGTGTTGCCGACAGCGGCACAGTTACCGACGCGCTGGTGCCGGTGTAAGCGGTGCCATTCGCGTTGCCGTTGCCGTAGGTAGCGCCATTAGCGGCGGCGTAGGCCAGGGCCACCCTCTGAACAGCATTTGCCGCCCCACCAGTGGTTCCGACAGAGTAATTGGTTGACCCTGCTGGCCTATACTGGCTGCGCGCGTTTATCGCGGAGTCCATGTAGAATGCCATGAATCTCTCGGTGCCATCTGAGATACCGTTGTCCACGGAAATAAACCGCTGAAATGTGGCGGTTGAAGCGTTCGTCATGAAGTCAACGACGAGGGTGCCCGCCGAGGTCGAGAAGGTTGTTCCGGCCAGGGTTGTAACCGCCATCTCATCCTGTCCACCGAACAACAGGCCGAGCGGCGCGTGCGTGGTCGGGTGGTAGTCGAAACGCGGCGTGTTGGCCCCTACCGTCTGAGTTGCCCCGGCGACATCGGTATAGCTGCCGCCGGACGTGCCCGTGAAAGTCCACTCGGCGGGCAGCGAGGACATGGCCGTGAAGTCGTAGTCCATGACGAGTGTCGGATCAGAGACGACCGCAGTCCGCCGCCGTCCGGCAGCCGCCAGCATGACCGGGATCATGCTCCGGTGTCTCCGCCGAGATAGACTTGCGGTGCCGTTCCCGCATTGGACACGACGACCACGTAGCAGATAGCGTACTGGCCTGCCGTCTTGGTGTGCGCTGCCCGACAGAACAGCGCCCCGGTGCCGCCAACGGCGATGGTGACCTGCCCCGCTCCCATCTGGATAACGCCGCATTCCCAGCCTGTCGGCGCATCGCTGGGAACCGTGAAGGTCACGCCTGACGCCGCGTTGAAGACGATCTTGCGACGGTTATCGGTGGTGGCGACGGCGGTATAGTTTGCCGTCTTCGTGGACAAGTCCTGAGTAGTGCGGTCTTCGTAGGTATCGACAATGTCGTGGATATCGAGCACATCGATGGCGTTGATGATCCCCGACGGCATGTTGGTCTTGAGTTCCGCAGGCGTTCTAACCGTCATCGGGAATGCTCCAATAAGAAAGGGGTCGCCCGAAGACGCCCCCGTTCAGTCTTAGCCGTTAGGCGACCGTGTAGCCGAGATAGACGTGTGCCTGATTGATTCCGGCATCGACCTGGACGCCGACGATATCAAGCATCTCAACGGCAGCACCGGGACCAGCAGAACCGTCCTTGTCCCAGAGCAGGGCGGCTGTGCTGGAATCCTTGTTAACCAGCTTCAGAACCCCGTTCAGCCAAGGGTCGGAGGACGGAGCAAAGCTATTGGCTCGCAAGTCGGAGGCATCGATCAGGTCGAAACCCCAGGCGAAGTCCAGCACATGAGAATTCCCCGGTGCCGTTGCCTTGATGCGAAAGATGTCGTTGCCATCCCCGCCCGTCATGGTGATAGAGTGACCGGCGGCTACGATAATATCCTTCCCGGTATCACCATTGACGACCAGCGTGTGCTCACTGGAACCGCTATCGCGGATGATATTGTCATCGGCGTTACCGATGATGTCGTGGAATCCGGTGTCCTCGATGGTCAGGTGCTCGACATTGGCAGGCATCCTGTAGTCGATGGCGCTGCTTCTCAGGATGACGGTGTCCTGCCCGCCCTTGTCGGTTACGACATCGCCTGGATTGTCCACGACGTACACGTCGCCGCCGGTCAGACCGGACATGGCATCCGCGCCTCCGCCACCGTCCAGGCGATCCGATCCGGTGGTGCCTGTCAGGGTGTCGTTGCCGGACGTGCCGGTGAAGGTTCGGGTGGTGGCTGGAGTATCAGCGATGGTGAAGAAAGGTGGCGGCGGCGGTGCGTTCGATGGCAGCGGCTCGACCGGCCCGGTGGCCCCAGTCTCGGTCCTCGGGTCGTAGCTGGTGCTAGTCTGAAGCCCGCCGAGTGAAGCGACAGAGGACCACGGCACCAGCTTGAAGTTGCTGGCATCATCGCCACTGTTTGAGTTGTCGTGAACGATGAACGCACCGCTGGTGAACTTGCCGCCAAGGTTGACGTTGGTCACATCCAAACCGTCGGTTTGACTCACACCGTCAATGCCGCCAGCAGACACGACCCCAAACTCGCCCAGATAGGCGTTCGAGTTGCGATCATAGACAGCATATTTGCTTTCGCCCTGGCTAGACGCGATCAGGTAGCCGTTGCCGTCCGCGCCGTAGTAGATTGTCAGTCCTTCGATATCGGCCACGAGATGCCCGGCGGAGCCAACCTGATCGACTATCGTGTGGGCGGTGCCGCTGGTCGGGTCGGTGCGGTACTTCTCGATCTGCCCCGTCTCTTCGGCGGCGTAGAAGTAGCCTTTCTGGTCGTCAACGACCATGCCTTCGATCTGGCCTGAGAAGTTCAGCGTGCGGACGAGGGTGCCGGTAACGCTACCGCTGGAGCCGTCAAGTTCGAACTGCTTGACCTGGGTGCCGTTATCGGCGCTCACGAATGCGTAGGTCTTGCCGTTCAACTGACCCATCGTGAATCCGTAAGGCTCGTCCGCATAGCCGGTGTCGATGGTGCCAACTGAAGTCATTTCATCGGCAGTATCGTTGAAGTCATACGTCCAAAAATGGATATCCCCGCTCTCCCTGCCCGACGCACCGATGATGGCTGTCGGCGTGGAGCCAAGGCCGAAATTGTAGGACACATCGACGTTATTGAAGGCGCTCCCGATATCTTCGCTTTCAACGCGGTTACCGGCGAAGTCGTATACGTCGATACGACCGTCCGTATAGCTCTTGTTGGTCCCGACGATCACGCTCTTGGACGTATCGGTCGGGTGGAGCAGGATGGCCGGATCGTCCATGAAGTCGCCGGTAGCGATGGCGTTCACGGTTTCGACAACGGGAGATACTGAGCCGGGGAAAGCCATGTTGCTCACACGCTAAATGTTTAAAAGATCAGGAATAGAAGAAGGGAGAGCCGCCCGAAGGCAGCCCTCCCCCTGTGTCAGTAATTCAGTCTCAGAGGCCGGTGTAGATATGCGCGTTGTTGATGCCCGCGTCGATCTGGACGCCGAGGATCGTAACCACTTCGACCGCAGCAACCGTGCTGTTGGCCGAGCCGTCCTGGTCCCACATCAGTTTGACATCCGAACCGGAGTCCACCAGCGACAGCACGCCGTTGGCGAACGGGTCGGATGTCGGAGCGTAACTGCCTGCCACCAGCGGGGAAGCGTCGATCAGGTCGTCGCCCCAGGTGAAGTCAGAGATGGTGTTGCCTGCGCCAGTCGCCGCGTTGGTGGAGTAGCGGAAAATATCGTTATCGGCCCCGCCCGTCGCGGCCACGTCACGGGTACCAACGCGGATATTGTCGTCGCCGGTCATGCCCAAGAAGGTCATCGTGCCGGATGAGGTTCCGCTGGCCGACATGATGTTGTTGTCAGCATTACCCGTCACCGTGCGGTTGGTGCTGCCCTGGACGACGACATGCTCCATGTTGGACGACATGGTGTAGTTGCCGGTGTACCAGAGTTCGACCGTATCCTGCCCGCCCGTATCGCTGGCAATGGTGTCGCCTGCCTCGGAGATGACGTACTGATCGTCGCCGGTCGATCCGTTGTAGGTGTCAGAACCGGCCAACCCGTTGAAATATTCCGGCGCACTGGTGCCGGTCAGGGTGTCGTTTGCGGACGTGCCAGTGTAGGTGATGGTCGCGGCATCGGTCGTGTTGATCGTGAAGAACGCAGGTGCGGCCGGGGCCGTGACCGGCAGGGCTGCGCGCGGGTCGTAGCTTGAGGCGTCGAGGGTAAGGCCGCCGAGGTTGGCGATCTCGTCAAACTCGATTAGCTTGAAGTTGCTGCTGTCGTTGCTGGTGTTCTCACCGTCATGGGCGACGAACAGTCCTTCATCGAACGCAGCCGTGCCCAGGTTGACGTTGGTTACGTCAAGTCCATCGGTCTTGGTCACGGCATCGATGGTGCTGCCATTCCCGGACAGGCTGAACTTGCCGAGATAGGTATTGGACCCCTGGAGTTCGTAGACGGCATACTTGCTCTCGAACTGCGACGAGGCGATCAGATAGCCCGTACCGTTATCGCCGTAATAGATCGACATGCCTTCCACGTCGGCGGTGAGATTGCCGCCGGAGACGGTATCGACCGTCGTGTAAGTGCTGCCGGACGCGGGATCGGTGCCGTACTTGTAGATACCGTAGTCTTCTTCGGCGATGTAGAGGTCGCCGTTGACATCGTCAATAACGATGCCTTCAACCTGAGTGCTGTTGGGAACGGTAATGGTGCGGACCAGGGTGCCGGAAACGACGCCGGCAGACTCCGTCAATTCCCACTGCTTGACCGTGCTGCCGTTGTCTTCCGACGCAAAGGCGTAGAACTTCTCGCCCGTCGAGGTGGCGAGACGGCCCATCGCGAAGCCATACGGCTCATTGGTGAAGCCGGTCGAGATCGAGCCGACCGATTCCATCTCGTCGCTCGTGGCGGCAAAATCGTAGGTGAAGAAGTCGATGGTGCCCGCTTCGCGATTGGTGGCACCAATCACGTTATCCAGCGAGCCGAGGTTGTAGCGCAGATCGACGTTGTTGAATGCGGTGCCGCTGTCCTCGGTATCGGTCAGGGTGGGGGAGGTGGAGATGTCGTAGGCGTAGAGACCGCCGTTGGTGTAGTCCTTGTTGGAGGTCACGAGCACGCTGCTGGCCGGTGTGGTCGGGTGGATCAGAATGGCCGGATCGTCGGAAAAGTCTCCGGTACCGGGGACATCGGGGGTCTGAGCGTCAGCGGTAACTGAACCGGGGAAGGCCATGAATTACTCTTCTGTTTAGTCATAGGGATGCCCTCCCGCGCCGAGTTTGGCGCAGGCTAGGGCGTGGACTTCCACCGCGCCGGAAGTGGCGCTGTAGTCGTGGTGGAAAGGGAGATGCCGCTGTTAGCCGGCTAAGAAGTTACGTCGTGTTAGGCTATTCCAGCCTGCGCCACGGTTTTGCCCCTGATGTGGAATTGCGCTGCCGTATTTGTCGAATTATTGGAGATGCAGAGCACTTCGACCATCGCGCCCGCCCCCCCAGTCCGACGATGGTCGGTGCCGTTCTCGAACACGAAGGTCGTTGCGGATGCCGCCACCTTCTGGAAAGTGATGGTGCCGCTGGTCGAAGTTTGAAGCGCCCGGCACGTCCAGCCGGGATGAGCGTTGTCCGGTAGAGTCACGACGACATCAGTGCCGGGATCTGTTGTGGTGTTTCTGTACAGGATTCCATCATCAAGCAGGAATGGTCCACGGGCAGCAGTCAGCGACCTTGAGTACGCCCCGCCACCATTTACGGCAGTGACGTTAAAATTGGTGGGGGTTGACGAGCTGCTTATGCCGCCGATGTGTCCGATCAGCTTTGGCTCACTGCTTGAGTTGATCGACACTACACCGACAAACTGGGAGCCCGCCGGCTTGGTCCCAGCCATGAAAATGTTTTCCAGCGTGCTAGACGCGTACGACAGATTTGCTCTAACGACTGACCTGATCGTGTTTGATGTTGCGGCAGGACTTCCGACAAAACACCAAACGTTGCGAAGCGAGCAACCGTTATTGACGCGCCAATCAATGATGTCGGTTACGGTTGCGTACCCAGAATTAACGTCATTGAGCGCGATGAAGAAGTTATCGAAATGAACGTTGGAAATTGTGATGGCGGGATTGGTGGCGGTGTTGATAAACTTTACCACCGGCCCGGCAAAGAAGGTTGTTTCGCATTTTGTGTTCGTGAAGAACATTTGGCTTGGATTGTCATTGTTGGCGGCGGTCCCCTGCTCGATCAGGATCGCCCCCGCCTTGAACGACTCGAAACGGCAGCCGTAGAAGTAATTGGCGTTGACGGAGTCGGCGCTGTACCCGAAAGTTCCTGATGTTTCGGACATACTGTTGCGCAACCGAACGCAGTATTCGGTCGTGGTGCTGCACCAGTCGAAAAAGCAGTTCATAACTCGGCTGTCCCACCACTCGACAGCATCGATTCCGTTGCCGGAATTGTTCATGAACTTGCAATTGTCGATCAGAACACTGGATGCAAAAACAGTCCGAAGAAGTGAGCCAGTGTTATCCTGGCCGTGAAAGCAAAGGTCGCGAAAGACAGAGTCGCCGTTGCGTTCTTGTTGACCAGTCGTCCAGTCGCCGAAGCCGGAAAGATCGAGCAGAAAACCTGATCCCTGTTTCCTGATAATCGAGTTCCACCCGTCACCGAAGATTTTGATCTTCTCGGGAAGTATCAATGTGTTGGCGGTGATGTAGTAGTGTCCGGACGGAACGTAGACGGCCCCACCGCCGCCGGGCGATGCCGCAGCGGCAGCGATGGCATCAAGAAACGCCTGGGTGTCGATTGTTGCTCGGGCCGGCTTGTCGCCAGATACGGTAACTTCCGTCCCGATTGCGCCGAACTCCTTGACGGAAAAGCACGTTCTTCCTGCCACCGTATCGATGAAGTCATGCATATCGCTGATGGTGGTGCCGCCGGTAACCCCCGACGGCATATTGGTCTTAAGCGTTGCTGGGGTTCTAGCGGTCATAATTCAATTCCTCAGACCATCGGGATGGCGACAGTGAGCGACGAGATGCTGAAGTTGCCGCCCGCGATCAGGTCGGTTGCCGCCATGATCATGTCCGCGCTGCTCGTTCCGACGCTGCCCTGGTAGACGACAATCGTTCCGCCGGATTGGAAGACGCGGAAGAAAGTGGCCGTGCCGGATGCATCAGCAGACGAATCGGCAGTGATAGCGTTGGCCGTTGCGACACGGTTGTTGCCGGAAGTGGAGTAAGTTCCGCTGAACGCTGTAGCGCCCATGGTTGCCTCAGCCAGCATGGTATTGTCGGAAAGCGCAGTCGAGGCGTTGGTCGGGGCCGTGCCGCTATAGATGCGCACGGGGCCGGTATTGCACAGCGCCGCGAAGGCGGCGAGCATCGCATCGGCGGTTTGGGTCGTGATCGTCATTGCCATGGCAGGTCTCCAGAATCAAAAAAGCCCGCTAAACCAGCGCGCCTTGGGGGCAGGGAGGGGTGGAGGTGAGTGGTTGGCGGTCAGGCTGGATTGCAGATCAGGCGGTAGTACCGACCGCGCATGTCCGGGTCGTTGGCTCTGGGGTCCGCGATTTTGACAACGCGGTAAGGCACGCCTTCAAAGTCAATGACCATGCCCGGATTAACGCCGGGAACCTTGGGGATGAAAATCTGGTGGGTGGCACCGAACAGTACCTGATCCTCTTCCCTTAGTCCCGACAGCGCGGCGCTGACGTCCCTGTTGCCGATCTTGACGATGCGCTTGCCGCTGTCGGCGTAGCGCTGATCCTGGACCGGGATTTGAAATATCATCGCCCCTCCTCACTTTTGCCGGATGGTGAGCGAAATGGTCCGCTCGAAGATTTGCCCGGACATCGCCGTGACCGTCACCGTGACGGTGTGAACCTCACCGGGCGGGTTCCAGTTGGTCTTGACTCTGTCGGCAGGGTCGATGTTGAACCAGATGGTCACGTTGGTATTGTCGTTGGTCTGGCCGTAGATGCGCAGGCCGGCAACAATCGCCAGTCCGGACAGGGTGACCGTGACCGAAGCGATGGTGCTGTTGACGCCACCAAGTTCCGTGCCGCAGTTGACCGTGTATTCGAGCAGTTCGCTGGGGTCCAGCGGAGATGTCCATGCGGGGGACGTGGTTCCGTTTCCGAAATCCGCGGTTCTCCAGGACGGGGCGAGGACGTGGATCACGGCGCCTTGGTCTCCTCTGAACAAGAGTTTGCCGCCGCCCGGTTGCAGCCGCAGGTAATCCCCGGATTGGAGCAGCAGGGCCATCTATTACTCCGGGGGTCAGACAATTATGATATCGAGTGGCGTCGTCGGTGCCGTCACGGCGGAACTTGCCAAGATCGGCCCTTGGAGGGAGACCGGGGATGAATAGGTGCCGTTCGACAGAAAGGTGGCGGTGTCGATGATGCTCGCCTCGTCTCCTGTCGCGGCACCCATCGGCCACTGGTACAGGTTGGCCCCAGTCGGGGGCGAGAACCCGGCTATTTCTCCCGGCAAGTAGCCAGCAGCCAGCGCATTGATCTGCGTGTCCGTTGGTATCCAGTTCGAACACCAGAGCCAGTTTGAGTAGCGGCATGGAGCGAAATTGGTGCGCGGACTCGCTGTCCGCGCGCCGAGTTGGAGGACGCGGCAGATTTCCGTCGCCGACACGGGAGGGATGGCTGTTCCGACATAACTCGCCCCACGCTGCGTCTCCAGGATGACCTGAACGTCGGCGTTGGTCTTGGCAACCATGCCGACGTAGTACCACGTGTTGGGCTGCAGCGCCGAGATGATGTAGTTCTCTCGGTAGCTCGACCCGCTGGTTTCCGCCGAAGCCATCGCAATCTTGGTCTGGCTGGGGTCCCAAAGCAGACGGACGCGCGCGGCGCCTCCGGATGCCGATGTCAGGTCAAGACGCCCGAAGTCCGCCAGATAAACCGTGGCGGATGGCATATAGGTGAAGGCGACAAACCCACCGATATACCAGTTGGCATTCGACATGCGCAGCAGGTTGGCCTGTGCGTCAAGGGAGAAGAACTGGTCCCGCGCGTTGATCCGGCGCGCTTTCGACGTATTCGACTTGACTTCTTCCAGGTTGATACTGGAAACCGAGGGAGCGCCCGCAGTAAGGCGCAGGAAGGTAACCCAGGTCGTCGTGGTCGTCGCGATGAAGTTGAGCTTGTTATCCCCGGCCGCTGACGCATTGTAGCCGACCAGATCGCCGCCGCCTTGGGAGGTGCCCAGTTGGCGGAACATGATGACGCTGCTGTCGTTGTGCCAACTTAGCTGGTACTGCTTGTTGACCTCGGTCGCAACGGCACGGGTTGAGATCGCCGCAGACGTCCCGTCTGTATTGATGGTCAGGCGTCCGGTTACCGAATCCACCGTGAACGTGGCGGGGCCGGTATTGGTCCAGGTTCCGCCGACTGGGAGAAGATTGCTGTAGGGCTGTGCCACGCTCAGACCCTCGGCACGGTTGTCTTGCCGCGCTCGTCGTAGCCGGTCGGATTTCCGGAGGTGTTTTTCAAATTGAACAACTTCTGTCTAGCAAGCAAAACGCGGGCGTCAGTCGGCGCGACGTAATGCTGGTACATGTCGAGTGCCGCCATGACCTGGATCATGTAGTCATTGGCGTCGGTATCCACGAACGATCCGCCGCGCAGAGGGTGAACGCCACCAACTGTGCGGCGACCGACTGCTCCGACCATATCGGAGCCACCGGTACTAAATGTCACTGGAGAACCACCAACCGAGAGCGAAAGCTTGCAGGTCAGGCCGGAGGATTGAACGGCGTAGTAGGGAATGCCGCGCGTCAAGCCGGTAGGGACCTTGGTGTTATCAGTCACCCAATACGGCTCGCTGGAACTGCGGACGCCGGAGACCGTCATCACCATGCCATCCAGGATACTGGACAGCGCGGGTGGAGCCGTGGCAAATACCAGGGTCTGGCCGTCGGTCTTGTACGTGACCTGACTGACCGCGCCGACCCATTGACCGTAATACCAGTACCTGCGGTTTTCCACATTGTCGGTCAGGCCGTTCATGCAGATATTGCCGTAGCTTGCCGCTTCCAGCGGGTCCGGCTTCATCAGGTAGTATTCTGAACCCGAGTCATTATGGTAACCGCCGCTCATGACGGTCGGACAGTGAGCCCACCACTCGGCACGGGACTTGATTCTCGGATACTCGCTAATGCCATAGGCGTATGAGGTGGCGTGCAAACCAAAGGTGTGCATCCAGATTTTATAGGTAGGTTCGTTGTTCGGCCAAAGAAGTTTCAGGTCCTGGAACCGACGACCGTCCGTCCGGTTCAATCCGCCACGCCACGCATCTTCCTCAAGCGGCAGTTCCTCGGTCATCTCGGCCCAATGATCGACATAGTCGCGGATCATGACCCAGTGAGGGTCGGTTGGATTGCCGCATCCCAATGCGGCTCCTATCGGGCGGAAAGAATGTCCGACGCCCCTGATCTGTCCCCGCCAGCAAATGCCGCCATAAGGGATTCCCGCTCGGTCGCTGGTGCCGTAGAACCCGTAGCCATTGGACTCGTGAACGCCGGGCAGGGTAGCCTCGACATACATCAGGTCAAGCCAGTGCTGGTCCCCCTCGGAAATGTACGGCCAGTGCGCCATCTGCGGAAAGTGCGCGGTATCGATGTGCAGGATTTCCTGCTTGCCATTGGCATCGGGAGGGTTGGCGAAACGCAGGGACTCGTCAGTATTGGCGGGCTTTCCCTGCCCGTAGATGCTAGTTCCGAGCACGCTGCTGTTGGTTGATTTGGTTGGCGGAAGATAGGAGATGACTTTCCGGGTCGTGCGATGGAGTCCGACACCGTCCATCGCCCCCATGCCCCAACCGGCGACACGGGCGTATCGTTGGAAAGCGGAAAGCTGCGCGGCTGTGGCGCGGGCATTGGCGGCAATGCAGCGCGCCGTGGATTTCGTGGTCGTCCACGGGATCATCTCGTGGTCGGAGACGTCGTCCTGTTCCTGGCGCAGGGGACCGCGCTTGGCTGGCCGGTACTCCCAGACCGGAGGGGTCATCGAAAAAGCCGGGTTGTTCACATCGAACGGCGGGACAAAATTGGTCAGCACACCGTAGGCGACATTGTGACGGTAGATGATCTTCGGCGGCGTCACGACGCTGTTCGTGGCGACGTCGAACCAGTCCATCGTGCCTTCAGTCCCGGCACTGGCGACGAACCCGCCCTTCCAGGTGTTGACGGCACCCCACCCGGTCGTTCCGAGTGCGGCGCCCCGGATGACCGTGCCGTTGACGCTGAGGTTCAGGTCAACGCGAAGCCCCTGCTCGTCTGTGGCGGTATCGGTTGACCATCCCTGAATCGACCTGAAAAGAAACTGGATGCGTTTAGGATTCCCGGTCGTGCCGCCCCAGGCGCGGGCATAGAGTAGGCATCCGAGGTTCTGCGTCGGATCGCGGGTTCCGCTAGAGAGCGTGGCGATGTCGGACGCCCGCCACTCGGTGCAGACCGGCCCACCGACGACGCGCTCCACCCATGTGCTGTTGCTCGTTCCCAGCATGTCGGCGGACCTGAATCTCTTGGGTCCGCGCTCCGCAGTCAAGGTTCCCGAAGCATTTCGGCCCTTGAAACTGGTGAATTCGTATTGCAGCGCAACCTTGGAGGTAATGGCGGCGGGATCTGTGTGGAGAGGCGTGTCGGTCGCGGTCCAACTGCCGCTGGCACGCTGCCACGTTACCGTCTTGGTTCCGCCCACTGCAATGACCGGCATCAGGAAACGAACCTGCGCCAACTTCAGGCTGCCATCGCTCCAGGTGGTGCGATTGGAAACCTGCTGCGGGATACGGACGCCATCGACGGTAATGACAGCTATGGAACCGGTTGGCACATCGCCCTTCTTGAACCACTGGGCAGTGGAGACTTCCTGGTCCGCCCACGATGGGATGGTGTCGAAATTCTCGACCGTCGTGGTGAAGAGAGTCGCTCCGGCAACAACAGCCTCCACCGTCATCGCGATGGTGTGGGTCTCGGCGAACCCGCTGACCTGAATGGCTACCGTATAGTTCCCGGCAGCCAAGGCTGTGCTGCCGACCACGAGTTTGTAGCCGGATGTCCAATCGCCGGTCAGGGCGACCCGTCCCCCGGCATTGTTGGTCAGGGTTACGGTGTAGTTGACACCCTCGAACTCATTGGTGAATTCGGACGTGAAGGGGGTCGTCCCGGAATCCGGGAAATTGCTGAAGACAAGCGCCGCGATCTCGGTTCCGGCCGGGGCCGTATCAAGAACCGTGACGGCAGTGGGCGCGACCGAACGCGCACCGACGATGGGAGCGGCCTGCCCGACGCGGACAATTCTGAGGTTGGGGCCGAGGACGTAACCGCCGCCCGGCCTCCTGATGACGCCGCCAGCCACAGCCTAGACCTCGTTTCCGACGAGGGTCACCTGAACGCCCTTGGCCCCGCTGCCTGCCGCATCGATGTCGAAGTCAAGGACCGTGCCCTGACTGACCGTTCCTGTACTGGCCGTGGTGAAGCTGGTGGTACTGGCCGTCTGCGTGTTGGCGGCAACCGTTATCGGCGTATTCAGGATCGAGACCCCGGCGGCATTGACATCGACCGTCGTCGCCGTTGTTCCTGCCGTTGGAAGGAAGACGCGAATGGCAGTCAATTTCAGGGAGATCGGCATGCTGATGCGGCGGGCGCTGGCCCCGGTCGTCACCGCCACGCTCTCGGCGACCAGCGGCACCATCATGGTCCTGGTCAACTTGACGACCGAAGCATTGCCGGACGCGTCGAATCCCAGAACCTGCCCGAGCGTTCCGGTGATCTCGTTGGCGGCGGCGAAGGAGTTGAATGCTTCTTTTGTCCGCGCCGGGTTCATCACGGTGGTCGTCGATGTGCCGGTGGTCGCGTCGGACGTCGTGGCGTAGGGGATGGTTGCTTCACCCCCGCCGCCCGTGGACAGCGAGCCGGGAACCATCACGAAATTCGAGCCGTCGAAGACAAAGATCGCCGATTGGTTCGATGACAGCCCAATGATGCTGGAGCCGGTGTGGTTGGCGACAGTCAGCAGCGGCGTGCCAGTGGAGGCTGCGCTCCGCGTGATCCGGATCGTGGCGCCGCGCACCGTGCGGGGTGCCGACAGGGACGAACTGACATAGGGCTTGTCGATATTGCGCGACAACGTCAGTGTTCGCTCCGCCGTCAGCACTGCGGTGCATTGGATGTGCCGGCCATGGACGGCGGGATAGACCGTGAAACTCTCGTCACCGGACGTGTGGAGACTGCCGGTGACTTCACCCAGAACGCTGTTATAGGACAGCAGCGGTCCCGTCAGGCTGTCGCTTGTCGGATCGACCGTGGCGACACACAGTTCGTCCAACCGGTGCGGCGATGCCGGATTGGTATCCAGGCGGACCTGCTGGAAGGTGCCGCTGACATTCTTCGCCGCCGCTGCCGATGTATGGCCGAGCAGGCAGAACCGGGGGGAGCCGTTCTTCGTGGTCCCGGTCAATGTCATGTTGGCGACCAGAAAGGCGCATCCGTCCTCGCCCGCGAAGAGGCTGGCCTCGGTCAGCGTCTGGCCCGTGGCGTCCAGGGTGGTTGCCCCAACATGGATGCCGGTCAACTGAAGCATCGAACCGGTCGTGCCCTGGATGAGGCTGGCATACCCGCCCGCAGCGCGCGGATTGATCGACAGCAGGACACCGCCAGTCACCGTCGCGGCACGGACGCCGACGAACGACAGTGGCTTCAAGGCAGTCAGGTACTCGCAAACGAGATTGAGAAAGGTGATCTGATCGACGGTCGAGACGAAAGCCCCGCCCGTGACGGTCTGTGCCGAGGTTCCGCCGCTGATTCGCAAATTGATGAAGTTGTTGCCATTGCCGACCTTGTAGACCAGCCCCCAGGACTGGCCTGTCGCCATGTTGATTCGGCAATTCGTGAAGGTATTGCTGAAAGACCCCGTTCCGCCGGACAGTCCGACATGGACCCAGGCATTGCGGGTATCGATGTCGGAGAAGCGGCAGTTGACGGCCCCGCCAAGGCGAAGCGCGGCGACATAGGTGTCCGCTGCGATAGGGTCGCTGCCGGTGGTCTGGTTGGTCTGGTACGCCAACATGAAGCCGGTCATGGTGATCTGTGAGACCGTCGTCATGGAGACGACCGAAACACCGCTCTGGAACTGACGGATGGTGCACCAGTCCCCGGCGATGCTCAGATTGCTGACCGAGGTCAGCAGCAACGGGCCGTAGATTTCCCACGTGCCGCCGCCCATGTCGATCTTGCCCTTGACGTTGGCTGCCTGCGTCCAGCACGTGTTGATCGCCGTGGTGTTTGATTCGCGCTGCTGCTGAGTAAGTCCCGTGCCCCGAATGGCCCCATAGTCCTCGGGCTTGAAGTCGTCGTTGGCTCCACCAGAGTCGGCGGCGGAAATCGTGCCGTC